TCTAATGAAACCATAGAAGAAAAGAGGTTATAAAGTGGCTATTGCAACTAATAATTCCCGAGTGTATGCTTCATTACAACTTAAAAACAAAAAAGACAGCATGTACTTAGTTATCGGTAAGACCTCACCTTGGACAAATGAAGATGCTCCACCCGCTACTGACCCAAATACTTCAACATTACAGGAAGTTGTCGGTTACAAAAAAGTAAGTAAAGCATCTCTATGTCGTGAATACGTTGCAGATGACGAGAACAAGTACCCAGTAATCAGTTACGGTGCTCGCAAATTTACTTTGATACCAGATGAGGATGCTTATAGAGAAAAAGCATGGATGGTATATATCGAATCTGAAATCGTAGGTGATGAACTGCCTTTAGGTACATTTAGACAAGTAGGACTTCACACTGACCTAGTACCAAAAACAGGTGTAGACAAAGATGCGTTACTACCTACAGAAGTAACAAACGCAGGTATCCTACAATTCTTTGAAAATAGACAACAACAAAACAGAACTGCCGATGTAACATTGAGAGAAAAATTTATCGTTACAATGGAAAACGGCAAAACATTAAAAGCGTAAGAAAGGATGATAAGCATTGGCACCGTCAAGGTTGGTAAAAACAAAAGAAAATGCTAACTTGTGGGCAGAAGAGAATAAAGTAGTTTTACTCGATGAAATCATTGGCGCAACAACCCCTGTAAAATTCCTTATCCTTCAAGGGGAATATAAAGGATATATAGGTGCTAAAGTTCCTTCACTCATGAAACCTAAAAGTTACGGTATTAACTGGCGGTGCTTAACGCAAGAGTCTAAAGCTAAATATATTAATGACCAATTCAAGTCAGAAGGTTTTACTGTGTTAGCTCTACCTTTTAAATTAGGTACTGACCAAAAAATATTAGTTGAACGTGATTTAGACAAGGTTAAATGGGAAACAACACTAACTAATTTTAGGGAAGGTTATCGACCACCAACGTCAGTAAAAACCTCATTAGGAGAGCAGATGATTGAGATAGTATTAAGCTATAACAACATTAGTTTTACTAAAGAGTACCCGGTGGTCATTGATAATCGTCATTTTAGATATGACTTTTACTTACCAGACTACGACCTATTTATAGAATATCATGGCATACAGCACTATAAAGAATCAGGTATGATGTCTTCTGGTGTTTCTTTTGAAGAACGAGTACACATTGATAATTTAAAACAGAATTACGCACAAAAACACGGTAGCTATTTAGCTGTTCCCTATACAGTTGACACTATTGACACTGTGACACAAGAACTTTCTAAATTCTTACCTGTAGCAGTACCAACTAACGACTATGTGAGAGGATATAAAGACTCACTAATAACTAGAGACAAACAAATTGCTGACTATTATTTAACAAACACTGAAAAGGCAACATGTGTAAAATTTAATGTCTCAGTTCAAACAGTGCGTAAAGCATTTAAGCGTATCTATGGCTGTAGTCGTACAGAGTATAAAAGAGGAGCTTCTATACAAGAGATAGCTAATTACTATCTAACACATACACTAACTGAAACAAAGAAGGAGTTTAATACCTCTTCACAATTTATTGGCTGTGCATTTATACAAGTGTATGGAAGCTCTAAATCAAAATATAAAGGAGTATAATAATGGCAAAAGAAATAACGAATGCAGACCTAGCTAAATCCCCATATTTAGATAGATTTAATCCAGAACAAAATAGAACCCGGGTCTTATTTCGTCCCGATTTCCCATTACAACAAGCAGAACTTAATGAACTACAAGCAATGCAAGATTATGCGTTATCCAATGTAGCAGAAGCTATTTTCAGTGATGGGGACATTCAAACAGGTATGGAATTTATTCTTCAAGGCACGACTCTTACTGTTAAAAAAGGTAAAGTGTTCCTTGGGGGTAAAATGCGTAACTTTAATGAACAAAGTATTAAAATCACAGGTACAGGTACTGAGTATATTGGTGTTAAACTTGTCCAAAAGGTAATTACCGCAGAAGATGACCCAACCTTGTTAGACCAAACAAGTGGCGTTCCTAGTCATTTTTCAGAAGGTGCAGACCGTCTAGAGGAAACAGTTGTACTAGGAGTAAACGATGATGAAGCTTCAAACATTTATCGTTTTGAGAACGGTCAATTATATATTAACCCAGATACACCAGAAATGGACAAAATCAATAAAGTACTAGCAGAACGTACTTATGATGAATCCGGTTCTTATCGTGTACGTGGATTTGATATGTATACAGAAGTACACCCAACAGACCCTAATAACAAAATCCAATTAGTTATTGACTCTGGACGTGCATATGTACTAGGTTTTAAAGTAGACAAACCTACAACTACTCGTATTGACATTGATAAATCTCGTGATTTAGAAACAATCAATAACGAAGGTTTCTACTACAGTAATGAAACTCGTTTAAACAAACTAGGTAACGCACCTGTATCTAGCGTAGACCGTGTAACAGCCCAAGTGGAAGTTGCAAAAGAACAAGTGTCTCGTGGAGTTGTTGGTGGGGGTACTGATTACCTTAAAAATACTTCGGTAACAAAAGTTGTTCGTGTATGGACGGAAGGTTCCGGAGCGCACGAATATAAACAGGGAGAAGACTTCCAATTAGTTAATGGTCAAGCTATCTCATGGGCACCTACAGGGCAAGAACCACCTGCCGGAGGTACTTACTTTGTACAATACGTTTACAACAAAACAATGATTGAAAACACTGATTATAAAGTAACTGTTAAAGGTGAAGGAGATAACCGTGAATGGTATATTGACTTTAACGAAATGACAGGTTCTAAACCAGTAGACGAATCATTAGTTAACGTAGATTACAAATACTTCTTAGCTCGTAAAGACTTAATTGTGTTAGACCATAACGGAAACTTTACTGTTCATAAAGGACAGCCTAACGCAATGCGTTTAGTAGATTCTCCTAACCATATTGACCCATTGACACTGAATATTGGTACAGTGCTTGTTTACCCAGATTCAAGCACGGCAGAAGCTAAGCAATGGACAATCACTCGGTTAACGATGGAAGAGCTACAAAAATTATCTGTACGTGTAGACAATATGGAATACAACCAAGCGGTATTCTATCTTGACCAACCTGCGATGGCAGGAGAAAACCCAATCTATTTACGTGGGGTATTCTCAGATGCGTTTATCTCTTTAGATAAATATGATACAAGTCATCCAGATGCTACAATTGCATTTGACTTTGATACAGCAGAAATTACTTTACCGTATGCGGAAATTAACAAAACAGTACCATCTATTATCGAAGGTTCTAGTGAAGCACATGTATGGGGACGATTAGTAACTGCACCATTTACCGAAGAAGTCGGTATTAGACAGCCGTTTGCTACAGAGGCAATGAATGTTAACCCGTACAATACGTTCAATAAGCAAGGTGTTCTAACACTAAATCCTAGTGCAGATAACTGGATTGAAGAAGAACGTATCACTATCACCAAAGAAGAAACATCTACAATGACTATTCGTCAATGGTGGAGACACGGTGGAGCTTCTTGGACAAATGACGAAATGAACCTTGTATCTAACGTAGACCTAGACAACGGTATGAGTTGGAACGACCTAAAAGCCGACTACCGTAAGTCTGGATTGTCTGGTACTACACTATCTAGTGGTGGACAACAAACAAAAGAGTCTATGATTGAGTTCATGAGACAAATTGACGTTGAAATCTACGCTGAGAACTTAGAGCCAAATGCAAACAACTTAGTTGTATCATTTGATGGCTTACGTGTTCCTGTTACACCATCTTCTGGTTACCGTAAAGGTTCACAAGAGGGTACTGGTATGGCAAATGCTGATGGTACGTTCAAAGGTGTATTCAAGATTCCTGCGGGTGTACGCTGTGGTACTCGTGAAGTATCTATTCGAAACGATACGAACTTAGCAAGTACAACGTTTACTGCACAAGGAACAATGAAAACTACTGAGGACATCATCATCCGTACTCACGTAACAATTAACCTAGTTGACCCGTTGGCACAATCATTTAGCTTCAATACAAACCGTATTGCTACAAGCTTCGATGTGTTCTTCGCTTCTAAGGATAGCAGTACAAACATTATCTGTCAAGTACGTGGTATCTCAGAAGGTGGTCAACCAAACAAAACGGTTTATGCAGAACGTGTATTAAAACCTTCTGAAATCAATGTATCTGACGATGCTAGTGTAGCAACTAAGATTACATTTGATGACCCATTGATGTGTAAAGCAGGTCAAGAGTACTGTTTAGTGTTCATTACTGACTCTGATAAATACACAATGTGGATTGCTACAATGGGACAAAACAGAATTGACGACCCAACTCAAAGTGTGAACTCTAACCCTTACTTAGAAGGTGTGCTTTACAGTTCATCTAATGCGAGTGCGTGGTCTATTCACCAAATGTCTGACTTGAAATTTACTGTGTACACAGCTAAATTTAACGAAGAAGCTGTCTTGGAGTTCGATGTAATGAGAAACATCAACGTAGACCGTGTGGTTCTTATGTCCACATATTTAACTCCTGCGAATACAGGATGTAAATGGGACATGAAGATTGTTCTCAACAATGAACCTTCCGGAACAACCGTCAATGACAAGCCTTGGGTTCCAATTGCGAACTATGTAGACTTAGATGTTAACCAGATTGCTCGTGAGGTTAAACTTCGTGCAACGTTTAAAGCAAACCAATATATTTCTCCAATGCTTGCATTAGACGATATTATGTTTGCCGGTTTCTTAACTGCCTTGAAGGGTAGCTACGTATCTCGTACAATTGATTTATCCGAGGCTCCATACAACACTGTTAAGATGTCTTACGAACAGTTTACTCCTGCTGGAACTACTGTTGTTGCAAAATACAGTACTGACGAAGGTAAAACATGGAAGACATTCACTGCTCATCCTACAACAACACAACGTACGCAAGATTTCGTTCGTGTAGATTACGTTGAGAAGATTAATACGGGTGGAACATTTAAATCCATTAAGTTCCGTCTTGACATGTCAACCCAGAACTCATTCCTCCGTCCGAGAGTGCGCCGTCTAATGTGTAACATGACAGATAAATAGTCCTAAACTTTAAAGTTTAATGACATTGTAATCTGACTTTAACACAATCGTAACCTCCTACTTGTATAATTTATTTATACATTTAGGAGGTTTTTTACATGGGAAAATTTAAAGATTTAACTGGACAGACTTTTGGAAAGTGGACTGTTGTTGATATAGATGAGACTAAAGATAGAATCCACTGGTGGTGTGAATGTGAATGCGGAGCAGAACAGAGCATACGAGCTTCCTCTCTTACCTCGGGTAATTCTAAAGGATGTCGAGAGTGTACTAGAAAGAATCTGATGGGTAAGACTTTTGGTAGGTTGACCGTCATTAAAGATTCTGGTGAACGAGCAAAGAATGGAAATATTCTTTGGGAATGTGTATGTGAGTGTGGGAAAAAACGTCTAGTGTTAGGGGCTAACTTACTAAATGGACAAACAAAAAGTTGTGGGTGCTACTCTACAGATATACTTAAAAAAGTGTCTACTAAGCACGGATTGTCTAAAGTGAATGGAAAACACACAAAATTATTCCGGGCATGGGATGCTATGAAACAACGGTGTTACAACAAGAATCATGCGAGTTACAAAGATTACGGTGGAAGAGGTATAGACATATGTACCGAATGGCGTGAAGACTTTGAAGCTTTCCATGATTGGTCTATAGCTAACGGATTTTCCGATGACTTGTCTATTGATAGAATTGACAATGACAAAGGTTATTCACCAGATAACTGTCGATGGGTAGATGCTAAAACCCAGATTCGAAATAGACGAAATACAGTTACTTACAACTGGAAGGGTTCAGAGTACACCTTAGCTGAACTAGGAGAACTAACAGGTATAAACAAGATGACTATAAAATCTAGGCTGAACTCCGGAGCCACTCTTGAAGAAGCACTAGACCCAAAAGTAAATACGTCAGTTTTGACTATGAGTTACAAGGGGGAAACTAAGCCTATCAAGCAATGGTGTAAAGAATTAGGATTGAATTATGCAACTGTACGTAACAGACATTATAAGGGTTGGACTGATGAAGAAGCTTTAACTGGTATACGTAACAAATAGTCAACCAAGTTGAATAGCCTCTATATGCTATACTAGGCATATAGGGGTTATTTTTTATGTAAAGGAGACTTATTGATATGCCAGAATCATTTAGACAAAAATCATCAGGAGCTTTAATTTTTAGACCTACAGTTTCTGAGAAAATTCATTCTAACCAGATGAAAGCTCTTGCTAAAGATAAAGAGAAATTGAACAGAGACATACAAGAGGTTAATAATTTAAAACAAGAATTGACTAAGGAACTAGAAGAAATTAGAGAACTAAAAAACAAGTTAAAAGGATAAAATGTCCTATTTTAATTTTTTGACCTCCTTATATATTTAATATTATATATTTAACTATTTATCTAAGTTATAAGTATTTATATATTATATATTTATATAAGGGAACCAGAAATGGAAAATAGGACATTGACATACACTTACAGTACTGGTACAATTGTATTGTAAGGTGTGAGACATTATTAGGAGGACTTATGAGACTAGTAATAGATGTAATGCACACTCAGATTAGATTTGATGAAAACGAAGGTAGCCTTCGTAGCACTATACATAGAGTAATGCACGAAGAACTTGGAGTAAAAGCAGACGGCTACCAATTTAGTCCTGCATATAAATCAGGTTATTGGGATGGAATTATTGATTTTTATAATAAGGACAACGATACATTCCCTACAGGTTTACTTCCAAAGGTCGAGGAAATCTTAGGAAGATTACAAACTGCAATGGGTAGTCGTGGTTTCATGTTTCAATTTGAAATTATTGATGATAGACCAGATAAATTCATGGAAGTTGAAGAAATGGACTCAGAAATTAAATTGAATGGTGACAATGGAGAAATAATTACTCTACGTGACTATCAATATGATTCTGTAAAAAGTATTATCGAGAAGCAAACAGGTATTATTAATGTTGCTACTAACGGTGGTAAAACTGAGATTGCTTCTGGTTTAATACAGCAAATCCTACCTGCTTTAGAATCGGGAGAAAGAATTGCATTCTTTACAAACAGCTCCTCTATCTTCACTCAATCTATTGACCGTATTGAAAAACGATTAGGCATTAAAGTAGGTGCCTTTGGAGCAGGTAAAAAGGATATTCAACAAGTTACATTTGTGATGATTCCAACAATTACCTCTGCTATTTCAGCAGACCCAGAAGCCAAACTTAAACTTACACCGAAAGAGCGTATGTACAAAAAGTTAGCTAAAGAGATTGCTCCTAAGTTCCTTACAGGGTTTAATCAAAAAGGACTACTTGAAGGTTACATCCGTAACTTCCAAGTTAAAACAAAAGCTGACTTACAGTTGAAACATGAATTGGAAGAGGCTTACTACAGTTGTGGAACCAACAAACAGGTAGTGATGAAAATGCGTAGCTATCAAGCTGAGTACGAAAAGGTAGTTGAGAAAAAGAATGGTAAGGTCTTGAAGAAATACAACGAAGCAAAAGAGTTTTTAGAATCTGTTGCTGTTATGATTGTAGATGAGGCACACCATACTAGTTCTGATACTTGGTACCAAGCACTAACTGCCTGTTCTAATGCTCAGTATCGTATGGCTTTAACAGGTTCTATCGACATGAAAAACCATGTGTTATGGCAAAGAATGCAAGCTATTTTTGGTTCCATTACCACTAAGGTTTCAAATGACACCTTGATTAGCTTAGGTCACTCTGCTAAACCCAAAATTACCATTTTCCCAATTATTGCCCCTACAGACATTGAAAACTCCAATTACATGGATGCTTACAAGATGGGGATAGTGGACAATGTATACAGAAACTCTTTGATTGCTAAACTTACAAAGAAAATGTATGAGAGTGGTAGTGGAGTACTGGTAATTATTAATCGTATTGAACACGGGGAAACGATTAGTGAGTTATTAGATGCAGAAGGTGTACCACATTACTTCATTCACGGAGAGCTTGATAATGACTTACGTGATGAAAAGTTACAAGAAATGCGTGATGGACATTTGAAGGTGATGATTTCCTCAACAATTATTGATGAGGGGGTTGACATCTCCGGTATTGATACCTTAATATTAGGTGCAGGTGGTAAGTCCTTACGTCAAACCTTGCAACGGGTAGGTCGTGGCTTACGTAAGAAAAAGACAGGTGAAAACAAGGTATCTGTTTTTGATTTTTACGACTTAACAAATAAACACTTGAAGAAACATTCGGAAGAGAGAAGAAAAATCTATGAGAAAGAACAATTCGAGATTGTTGACATCCCTCTTCCAACGAAATAAACGAGGAGGTACAAGATGACAAGTCAATGCTTAACAAATGAAATTCGAGCACAATATAGTCTAGGCAACGGAATTGTTGAGTTCGTTGAAAGATTAGCTAAAAAAGCACAGCAATGGGGGGAAACATTTGCTACCCCTATACGCAAGACAACTGTAGCTGAGGAGATGGGACGTGACACACGTACTGTTACTCGGTATCTAGGACAACTTGAAGAGTTGGGTCTTGTTAGTACAGAAGCAAAACGTGGTAGAAATGGAGGAACTGTTGTCGTGTTTAATACTGATATTTTAAATTTTGAACCAACTGATAACCCGATTACTTCGGAGACAAAGGAAGCTAAGGAGATTCGTGAACGTGTCTTCCCAAAAGCACCAACTCCGAAACCTAAAAGACGGTACCGTACAAAATTAGAGATTGCAGAAGCTCGCATTTTAGAACAAAAGCAAAAAAGCTTTGAAGAACGCTTAAACGACTTACTTGAACGTACCTTCTTGGATAGAGACTTTTTTGATAATTTCGAAGAACCTCGTTTGTATTTCCAAGGGTATTTAATTGCACAAATGTATAATGCTTATGCAGTTATTTTCCCAAAGAATAGACATGAGTTCTTCAAAGATATTGATGCAAAAAAATCAGAGGAAGGTTTACGTAGTATGAACAAAGCTAAATCATACAACGTGTTACCTGCTCGTTTTGTAGGAACTCCACAGTACAACAAATTTGTTGAAGTAGCTAGGTACTGTAATGAGAATAATATTAACCCATTATCTTATCTAACTGTTCAATTTGAGCGTGCAGAGCATTTAGCTGACATTGGTAAAGCTCGTGTAGGGGCTATTCCTTATGTAAACACTTTACTGTGTGAAGAAGCTCGTAAAGCTTATTCTGACAATGTAATGTTTTATCGTAAAATGCGTAATAGCTTTAACTTATTCGGTATGAGTAGTAGTTCTGTTCCGTATAAAGGGGCTAAATATGAGATTATTGTAGCTCTACGTACTGCATATGAACTAGACAGAACAACAAGAGATACTTTCAACTACTTACTGGATGAGCTAGCTAATGGTGCACAACAATCAGTGAAACAAGCAACCTTGTTAGGTTACTACAACACTACTTTAAATGCTCTTTCAGAAAGTGATTTAGCAGATGAAGACCAACAATTAATCAGAGATTTCTTAAAAGAGCAAGTATTGCTATATTCACGTAAGAACTCATTGAGCAGTACTATCTATGCTTTAGCTTTCCCATTACAAATTAGCGCTGTTAATTCAGTTGCGACCCTAAAAGGTCTTGACAAAGAGATGTATTACACTTATATTGGTAACATGTACAAGGTTACAGATGTTAACGATGATGAATACGATAGTTTCACGGAACGTGGTCGAACAATTGACTTCTCTTACAACGCTAACGATACTTTCTTTAGTACAATGCGATTAATTGCAGATTGTAAGGGTCTAGGAGTTCCGGCAGGTAAGCTAGGAAGCGCCTTACAAAAATTCGGTGAAGAAAAAGTTCCGTTAGATACTTTTGGTATGTTAGATATTGAACGTATCTACGATAAATTGATTGATTCGGATGAGTTAGCTAAAGACCGATATATTCAAGACAAAGATGCAACCATGATGAGTATGGTTGTGACTGACGAGGGGTAGGGAGAAAAGCAGAATGAGTCAAATTCATAAACAAACCATTTATAAAGCCATTAGTGAACCTTTGTTCGCAAAGGATGTTTTTAGTCGATTACCAATTGAAGATTTTAAAGAGGATGGATACGACATGATTGTATCCACCTTAAATCTTTATTATCGTACACACGATGCTCCACTAGAGGAACAAACGTTGTTAACTCTTGTGGAAGACAAAATGTTGAAACAAAACAAAAGTTTAGAAGCACAGCAAGTTGCTTTTAACTTAGTAAGTGACCTTTACAAATTAGAGGAAGCAGAAACAGATTCGGAAGCAATTAGTGAAAGTGTTCAGAACTATGTACGTAAGACTTTAACACGTGAAGCTATCATGGAAGCTGTAACGAATGATGGAGCATTAGGTTCTGACCAAAACATTCAGAGCCTTATGGAGTCTTTGCGTGGAATCATGACAATCGACACAGGCGGGCATGGAGCAGAACTTTTAGATTTCTTTGCTGATATTGATAAGAAAAAAGAACATCTACGTAATTTACAACAAAACAAATATCCAACAGGTTTCATGGCTATTGATGCTATCTCTGATGGTGGTTTAGCCCGTGGTGAGGTTGGTATGGTTATTGCACCTACAGGTGGTGGTAAAACTACTTGGGCAGTAAACCAAGCTAGAAATTATGTTGTACGAGGTTTAAACGTGTTATACGTTCCTTTGGAGGAGAAAATTGACCGTATGATTGTTCGTTTTGAACAGCTTTTATCTCAACAAAGTAAGAACAGTATCCTAGTTGATGGGGAGTTAAACGAACAGTTATATGACCAAATTCAACAAGCTTACGGTGCAGGTAAAGAACAATTAAACTGGGGGAACTTATGGATTCGTAAGTATAAACCCCAAGAATTAACTCCTAGCGGTTTGTCCCAACTGATTTCTGATGTAATGATTCGTAAAGGACAACAAATTGACGTAGTTATTATTGACTATCCTGATTTGATGAAGAATCCCCATTCAAGTGGTGGTAACGGAGAGTCAGATGCGGGTGGTAAATTATACGAAGATATTCGTTCAATTGCCCAAGAATATGACTTTGTTTGTTGGACTCTATCTCAGTTGAACCGTGCTAGTTATGGTCAAGAAGTGAAGAATGCGGGAGCAATTGAAGGTTCAAAACGTAAAATGAATGCGGTAGAATTAATCTTCACACTTAACCAAACACCAGAAGAGTTCCAAAGTGGGTTTATTCGTGCTTACGTAGATAAGTTACGTAATAATAGTGGTGTAGCATATGATAAAATGTTGTACTTTAAAGTTATCCCCGAAACAATGACAATTCGTGATGAAACACAAGAAGAACGAATGGCTCATGCGAACTTGTTAGAACAAACAATGGAAGTAGCCAGAGATAACTACAAGAAGGAAAACAATTTTACACCAAAGGATGCCCAAAGTAAAATTAACAACTTAAACGCACAGCTAGCAGGGGGTCTAAAATAATGAAACATATTATTAACTTTTCTGATTTTCATATGCACTTTTTTAAGGACTTCTCTAAGCCAGATGCTGTTTATGTTACTGACCGAGCAAAAGAACAAATAAAGGTTCTCGAAGACTTAATGAATTACGCTCGTGAAGTTAAAGGAGATGTTTTATTTAATGGAGACCTGTTTCATAAACGGGTTTCTATTGATGTCAGAATATTCAACATGATGTTCGAGGTATTTAGTTCATATCCAGATGTACCAATCATCATGGTTAGTGGTAATCATGATAAGGTAACGAACGCTCTAGCCTCTGACAGCGCCCTAGAAGCGTTTAATGCTTTACCTAATGTAACTGTCATCTCTACAATGGAAAAGCTTGTACGGGACGAATACACGCTTTATGGAGTGAGTTACGGGGAAGAAGTAGATGAAATGAAGGAATGGATTGCAGAGGAAGCTAAAAAGCTAGACCCTAACACAATCAATATTCTTTGCGCCCATATTGGTGTTGATGGTTCTTCTACTGGACAGTATTCCCATACACTTAGTGGAGCATTCAAAGTAGCTGACTTGTATCCTGATAATTTTGATATTGTTACGCTTGGTCACTATCATAAACGACAATTCTTAGGTGGGCTAGCTAATGTATTTTATGTAGGTAACACCTTACAGACTTCTTTTGCTGATGAAGGTCAAGCTAAAGGCTTTATGGATATTACCTTAGATGGTAAAGAATGGAGTATGGAATTTGTCAAAGCAAACTATACCCCATTTATGACTGTAACAGCAGATACAGTACCAGAAGATTTAAGCGGAGCATTTATTCAGTTTGTTGGTAATGTTACTGAGACAGAAGCTGTTAAAAAGCTCAAAGAAGACAACGACTTGTCTAATATACGTATCAAGGTACAGAAAGATTATTATGTACCTCCACGTATTGAGATTACAGCAGGTTCTACCCCAGAAGAAGTTGTACGAGCATTCACTGATAAGAAGTATCCTGACTTACAGGAAAAGGCGTTAGAATGTTTACGTATTGCAACAGAGGTATAAATAAATAGATAGTTTAAGCCCAGAACATTCTGGGCTTTTTTGGCATACACCCTTGACATGTAAGTGCTTGTAATGTATACTTATGTTAGTAACAGACATATACTTACAGGAGGTAAAAATGTTAAAGTTTAAACGTGTAAGCGCAAAGAACTATCTCTCTATTGGAGAGGTATCTATCGACTTAGATAATCGAGGGCTTGTCTTAATCGAGGGAATTAATGACACGAACGAAACGTTTCAGAGTAATGGTTCAGGTAAAAGTACGTTGCTTTCAACTGTCACTTATGCGCTATATGGCACTACACCTAGTGGTTTAAAAGCGGATGCTGTAATTAACAGACAGGTCAAAAAGAACATGTCTGTTATTTTAGAGTTTGAAAAAGATGGCATTCCATATAGAATTGAACGTTATCGTAAACATAGTAAATTTAAAAATACAACGAAGTTATTCCAAGGAGATACTGATTTAACACAAAAATCTGTAGCCGATACAGACAAAAAAATCTTAGACATCTTCGGGATTGATTACCTTACATATGCAAATAGCATCATGTACGGACAAGGAAATGTAGAAATATTTGCTACTGCTACAGATAAAGGTAAGAAGCAAATATTAGAAAATCTGGCTGATATTGGTGTATACCGATATGCACAGGATGTAGCAAAAGAAAAAGAAAAAGAAGCTAATGCCTTAGTAGAAGAACTTGGTAGACAGCACATGACTAAGGTAGCTGAGATAGAAACATTAAAACAAGTTTATTCTAGTGCCTTAGAGCAATACGCTAATACAGAAAGAATGATTGTTGCTCGGAAACAAGAGTATGAAGAAGCCAGATTAAAATATACCGAGGCAGAAGACCTGCTCACTCAAATGGAACAAGAAGTAACACCAAAGATTGAACAACTAACTAAAGAGTTGGAAGCTTGTGCAGTTCCAGAAGATAGCTTTGCAATATCAGAGGAATTGCGAGAACAGCAGGCTAACCTGTTTAAGTTAAATCAAGCAAAAACTACTACACAACAAGCTATTAATAAAGCACAAGTAGATTTGAGTAACACTGAGCAAGCTACAAATTGTCAGTTATGTGGTGCACCTCTAGATGCGGAACATCGACAAAAAGAGATGTTACGATTGCAACAAGAAATTCAGGAGAAACAAGCTTTCATTACACAATTAGATTCAGCAATTGTTGCTTACTCTGATTTGGAGCAGAAAGCTAAAGAAAAACAGGCACGGATACAGCAAGAAGTTAATGAAGTTGTTACAAAACAACGCAATATACAGTCAGCTATTAATGAATTAAACAATCGTTTACGTACGGCTGAAAATGCTGTAGTACTTACACGGAACAATGTAACTAATCTATCAGGAGCCATAGCTCACTTAGAGGGCATTCCGAAACCAGAATATGACACGGAAGCGGAAGCTCGTATTAAAGCAGAATTGGAAGACATTACTAAACGAAAAGAATTAGCAGAACAAGAAGCAAGACAATACCATATTTTATCGGTAGAAGTTTTCTCAAATAAAGGGATTCGTTCAGAAGTGTTAGACCTAGTAACACCATTCTTAAACGAACGAGCTAACCATTATTTGTCTACTTTGTCAGGCTCTGACATTGAAATTAGGTTTAGTACACAGACAGAAAATGCAGACGGAAGTCTAAAAGATAAGTTTGATTTAGAGGTAGTCAATGGTTCTGGTGGAGACACCTACCAAGCAAACTCTGAGGGTGAGAAAAAGAGAATCGACTTAGCTATTTCTTTTGCCATCCAAGACTTGGTACAATCAAAAGCAAACATTGCGGTGAACCTAGGCTTATATGATGAATGTTTTGATGGCTTAGATTCTATCGGCTGTGAAAACGTGATTAAGATTCTGAAAGAAAGACAGAAAAATATTAGTAGTATCTTTGTTATTACCCACTCAGAGAACCTAAAACCGTTGTTCGAAAATGTAGTTACTATGCAAAAAATAGAAGGTAGCTCCTTCTTAATTGAAAAGAAATAAGGATGGTAATTACATGAAATTATATTCAGTAAATAAAGAGCGTAACGAGGGGGCTATTCTTGTCCCAACAAATGTAGGTTATACGAAACGTTTAGATTTTCCGCTTGATACATTGTTTGATTGGTACCCATGTTGCCCAAGATATGATTACAAGTACAGTGATACACGAGATAAGATGTACATTGTAATGATTGAGGAAAATGAAAAGCTTCCGTTACGTTACAATGTACCACCAACAAAAAAACGTGTAAAGTCAAAAACTGCTTGCTTTATTACAAATACTTGGTATAATCAAGAAGTAGCTGACGAAAATAAAAAGTTATTCAGCTTTGCAGAAAACTATGACATTGTAACACCTAACAAAGAGAATTATACTCTGGAAGACATAAACAAGAGTATTGAACGTGTACAGGACATTTTAGACATGCTGTACACAGTTCAAGAAAAACAAGTAGAAAAAGACTTGATTGTTCGAGTTGGCACTTTGGAAAAAGAAGCTCCTGATTCAGAAGAATTGAAGGCAGTACATCAGGAAATTAAAGAATACATGCAGTTAGACCGAGAGGGAAAAGCTTCACATGTATTAAGCTTATTGCCTCAACATGTCGAAGAGTTATATGCAAACTTTGGAGAAGTTTACACAATGTTAAATCTAATGAAGAAAGTAGTGTAGGAAATGTTCTCAGACCTTCTAACAAATGAACTAGGCATACCAAAAGACATTGAACACGAATTGCGATATAACTGTCCGTTCTGTGAACCAAATCATGACTATAAATTATACGTCAAGGTTAGTGATGATAATACGAATGGATTGTGGATTTGTTTTAAGTGTGGTCGTAAAGGTAACCCTATATCGTTTGTAATGGAATACTTTGGTGTCTCTTTTGAAGAAGCATTAGAGATTCTAGAGGGTTATGGTTACAGATTCCAGAATAAGAACTACATTCCAAAAGATGATTCATTAACGGATGAAGAGTACTTATTGTTACTACTTGATACTGTAGGGAAATCTAAGACGGTAGAAGAGGAGGAAGAAGAAAACCTCACGCCCCCTCCTTTACCACAAGGATTCCAACTATTATCACAAAATCTCTACAATCCAGAAGCATACCCATTTTTAGTTTATTGTCATAAACGAGGTTTTACTTTAAATGACATTATCCGACACAATATTGGGTATGTACTAGATAGCACAGTCAATCTTCCATCAGGAAGACAGATTAGGTTAAAGAACCATTTAGTATTCCTTACACATGGTGACGATGGACAGTATCAGTATTGGAATACACGTGCGATTGCTGATAGCTATATAAAGTCTTTTAATGCACCTAGTAAGGATGGAGAGTACTCCAAGAAGAATACTATATTCAATCTTAACATTGCGTGTAAAACTCCACAAGTAGTAATTACTGAGGGGGTTCCTGATGCACTAACTTTAGGAGAATCTGGTGTAGGTACATTTGGTAAACAGGTTACAGATGCGCAGATTAATTTAATACTTAAGAGTGTTACTCCTGAGCAACCAATTTATGTGTACCTAGACAAGGATGCAAAGAACGAGATAAAGAAACTTGCAGAGCGTTTGTATGAACGACATAAAGAAACTTATATTGTTATAAGCCCTACAGACAAAGACCCGAACAGTATTGGTAAAGAGAGTGCTTGGGAAATTATTAAGAATCATTCTGTAAAGGCAGACGGTGTAGGTATAATCAAATTGATGTTATAGGAGATGCGTATGAGTAATATTAAGTATGAAGTACATTGGGTACATCACCAATTAGGGGTAGACAAAACACATGGTGTATTTGGAACACTAGATAAAGCTGTTCAGTCTATCTATGATTGGTGGACACAGAATGACTACAATCCACCATATGTTCGTATGTGGACAGTAGACGGTGTAACTACATTGGACTATGGTTTTCACCACATGTTTTATAAAATCAAAGAAATAAAGGAGACTAATGAATTGAATCCAGTAGTTAAGTTTACTAAGAGTGAGGGAGCCATTGCCCCAAAACGAGGACGAGAAGCTGATGTAGCACACGACTTGTTTACAGATAAGGATGCTGTAATTTTACCGGGAAGACTAGGAGCAACAGTAGTTACTACAGGAATTAGAACGGCTTTTGACCCTAATTTGTATGGTCTGTTTATCAACCCACGTGGTGGCATGATGAAATACCCATTAACCCTAGGTAATACACAAGGTGTTGTTGAAGGAGAGTATCGTGGGGATGTCGGACTTCCTCTTAAGAATACTTTCTCTTTACAATTCGGAGAATATACTAACGCTACTCGTGTTTTAGTTATTACCGAAGACGGTAAGCTTGTAGGAAAACCAGTTAAAGAAGTACGTGAAAGCTATCCAGAATTTGCTAAGCTTTATGAAGAACAACTAACTAAATTAGGTAATGAGCTGGATTTAATCTATGACAATATATTTACTGGTGTTGCCGAAACTCATGTTGTTGCAGGAACTATCTTTATTCCAAAAGGTACTCGTTTATGTCAAGCATTCTTGCTTCCACGTTACGCTACTAATTTTGTTGAAGTAGACGAATTAGATGAAACAGAACGTGGTGAAGGTGCATACGGTTCGTCTGGTGTTAAATAATGGCTAGCCGTATCCCAGATTTAAAGACGCCACTTCTTTATCTTGTGGGAAATGCTTCTATTGGTACTCGTGAGCGTGGCTGTGATGTAACAGTTACCTTACGAGACTTTTATGTAGACACCCCTGATGACAAGTTAGAACAACTAATAACTTTGACATACAAAGAAGATAAAATTGAAAATTTTACACGAATTAGTGCAGATAAATGTTCATTTCGTGTTATACTAGGAGAGTAGACAATGAAAGAATCACCAAGTGTAAAACTTACAGAAACTCATACAGTTACTCTTGTAAACACTGACGTACTTAAAGTAGGACAGGTTATTGGCTTTAGGGTTAACAGTCCTAAACAAGTAGGCACAGAAGTAGTAGATGTTTATTCCGAAGCTGTTGGGGTCATTGAACGTATCTGGTTAGAACGAATTGAGGTTTTAAACCTGATTACCGGTGGTCGTACAGACCTATGGGCAAATACGTTCGATTGGAGAGAAATTGAAATACTGTCAGATGCGGAACATCTGTTGGAGGCGTATAAGAATGGAATTTGCTGAGTATTTCAATAAAATGCAAGAACATTATGCAAAAGGTGAAACTGTTGCGGTAGAAAAGCTTATTAAAAGCGATGGTTCAAAACTAGTTACCTATGCTGAGTTTGAGGATGCTTTAGCTACTATAGCACAGGTTACTACACTTGCTATTGAAGAAGCATTTCAAGCACAGGAAGCCAAGTTTGGTCTTGTACTAAAAACATTAAGAGAACAAAAAATTATCTCAGAAGATACTGAAAAAGCTATTCTTGCTGAGTTTAATAATATAAATGAACTTATGGAGGACGACATTAATGAGTAAAAAAACAAAACGTGTAGGATTTATTTCTGAGGAAGATATGAGAACATGGACAGAGTATTTAGCTACAGGACATGTTCATGATAAAAACCATGCAAAACAGTTAGAACGCTTAAGTAAACGTGATATTAGCTTAGGGGACGTAGCTACTATCGTAGATTTTATGTCAAGACGTAATGATGGCTACATCACTGCTTTAATTGAACAAAACTCTGTTAATGAAAAATTACTTAATAAATTGGGCGTAACAGATGAAATGCGTAATGAAGCGAAAGCCGAATACGAAGTTGAATTGAAACAAGCACAGGAAGAAATTAAAAAGTTACAAGAAGAGCTAGCTGAAAAACTACAAAAGGGTGAGTAATATGGGTATTTTAGACGAATTAGTTAATACAAATATAGTGAACAATCAAGGAAATATTGATTCTACTAGAGATACATTACTAATGGTTGCTGAACTATTAAATAGAGACATTGTAGATGGTGCTTGCATGTATATAAATCCATTTGATCGTTATTTGTTTGTTAGGCGTGAATCTCCATATTACGTTGGTAATAGTTCTGGTGAATATAGTCTGCAAGTTTATGGTACTAAATGCAGTTTAACCTTACCTGATGTTTATACGAACACAAGTATTTCTTTATCTGATTTTAGACTCTGTTTGCCTGTAGAAAAAGAAGATGAACTTAAAGTTCTATCTGCTATTAAAGAATTGCACTATCTTTATGCCAATTTTAAGCTTTTAGCTTTAGATACAAGGTTAACACCTTTTGGTATCTTTGAATACGAAAATATGAAACAGCTAATAGAAGATTTACAGTTATATAACGAAGAGCAGTATAAAGAATTATTTAATAAGTATAACATACAACTGGGTAGCTTTCTTAAAGTAGATAGTCTTAGGGAAATGTTGTTACATGGTTTAGGTGATAGCAATGACTGATTCAAACTCTTTCGAAGAGAAAGTATTTTCTCTTGTAGGGGATGAATACACATTTTTGGAACCATTTATAAGTTATAGCAAAACCGGTAAACTGCTCTGTAGGCATAACCCCTGTGGACACGAGTGGAAGGTTAACACTCGGCATTTTTTAAATAGTGGCACTCGTTGTCCTCTATGTACTAAGAAGCGGGTGCGTTTCACGAGGCAAAAGACTCAACAAGAATTTGATACAGAAGTAGCTGAAAGGGTAGGCACTGAGTACACGTTTTTAGAGGATTATCAAGGAACCGATACTAAAATTCGTTGTAGACACAATGTCTGTGGATACGAGTACTCAGTGACCCCATATAAGTTCATACATGCAGAGCGTAGATGTCCCGCATGTGCTATAGTCAAACGTTCAATAAAGACAAGAAAGCCCGCAGAGTGCTTTAAGGAGCAATTCTCAAAGATGTTCACTGATTACGAATTAATAACTTCTTATGTGAACCAAAATACACCTGTTGAAATAAAGCATCTTAGTTGTGGACGAACTTTTAAACGAATCCCAAAATTGATACTTAGAACGAAAGTAATATGTTGCGACTTCTGCGAGATAAAGTCTTTTGGGGAGTTAGTGGTTGACCGATATTTAACTGAGGCTAGTGTTAACTATGAACGAGAATACAGATTTAATGACTGTCGTAATAAAAAACCACTACCATTTGATTTTGCTATATTAAATGGTAGTGACCAAGTAGTTGGAGTTATTGAATATGATGGCAGACAACATTATAAAGATACTGGAGGCTACTTCAGGGGAGAAAAGCGATTGCTTGAGCGTAAACGTTTGGACAATATTAAGACAAACTATTGCGATAAACACGGTATCCCTTTATTACGAATTAAATATGGGACTAACGAATATAAAATACAGGAAAAAACATCTGAATTTTTATCTAAAATTGAAAGGTCGGTGAAAAAGCGATGACAGATTACAGTGCAGTTGGAAGACGTAGTAAAAATAAAGGAAACCGGTTTGAACTAGCCACAGCAAAAGAGCTATCAAAATGGTGGGGGCATGATTTCCATCGCTCACCCTGCTTCTGGTGGCTTACACTGGAAAGGGAGTAACAATGTTGTTGGAGATATTGTAGCTCCTATAGAGGCAGGATTCCCTTTTGTTGTTGAATGTAAAAACCGTGAAGAATGGACTATAGAGAACTTATTCCTCAATAATAAAGAAATAAAAAATTGGTGGGCACAGGTTGTTGGTGATGCTAAAGAATCTGGTAAGATTCCTATGCTTATCTTTACCCGTAATCGTGCTAAAACTTTTGTGATGATGGCTTACAATGAAGACCTCATCAAAGAAATTGAAGACCGTGGTTACCCTCTTATGGTCTCTAATGTAGAATATGTAGACGGGTATAAAGATACCCATTGTTATAAAACATTTACTACTGTGTTAGAAGCTATTACAAGCTTTAAACCTCGTAAGAGCCAAGGGGAAAAACATCTACTTCATTATTTTAACCCAAAAGAGTATGATTGGCAAAAATCTGGTCTTGTCAGAGAAACAAAAAAAATGGAAGAAGCAAAACAACTTGATGTTGAGGAGTCTTTGGACTTACTTGTTAATTCCTATTTAGAAGGAGAAAAATAATGACAGAAAAAAACTTTCCAGAAGCTATTAAAACTTACTATTCTTACTTACGTGTTCCTGATTTAAAAGAACAAGTATCTAGTATCTCTATTGATTTTGTAGAGAACTGGACAGGTCAAGAAGAACGGTATGTAATTGATACGCTCACTTCTGAAATTAAGCCTCGTTTATATAGCTTAGAAACAGCGTATATCATTGAGAACTTTTCACTACCGGAAAAAGAAGCTGACGTAAACGTAGATGAATTGAGCAAAGAAGTAGCAGAGTTCTTTAAAAAAGCATCTACAGACTTAAAAGAAGCAATTGAGGCATCTAATGACAATCAACCAAGTTATTCAGAAGATACTGAACCGATTAACGATTGACCAATTAGAAGTCACTCCTGCGATGGTAGATATTGTTCTCGAATATCTACCCGCAGGATTGCTTTTAACAGCCAATAACGAAGGTTGGGATGCGGTAGAGCCTGACCTGCAAGAAGTGGTTATTTCCAATTTGGAAAAAATGAGAGGAGCATCTAAATGATTGAATCAAGTAATGTAAATCATCCAAAACACTATACACAGGGAGGTACAGAAGTAATTAACGTTATTGAATATCTAACTTCTAAGTATCCCCCATCAATTCGTTATTCATTAGGTAACGTGATTAAATATGTTTGTCGTGCACCGTACAAAGGAAAAGAGGAAGAAGACTTAAATAAGGGTCATTGGTACTTGAATCGAAGCCAAGAAGACATCACTGCGTTTGTAAGTAAAACTACATGCTCTATTCCTACTTTTGACATGGAAGCTTTCATCCAAGATACTGTAAAAGGCTATCGTGAAGAACAGCAACCATTCTTTAAATCCATTATGTACATGTTGGACGATACAGAAGGCACTCCTGTGTTCCGAATATTAAAACTTGTTGAGCGTGACCTTAAGGCTCTTAAAATTGCATAGTTACTACTAGGTAGTACAGAGTTTTACTCCTTTTGCTTGTAAGGCGTTCCTGTCAGTTATGTTATAATAGAGATAGGAAAACTAAATAGCAAAAGGAGTTTAATTATGAGTAGTACACCTCGAGTAAAGCGGTTAAATATCTATAATACCGACCGACACTTTAATATAAACTTAATGAAACGTGAAGACATTGCAAGTAAAATTAAAGTGAATCGGTTAAATGAAAAAGAAATTGAGAAAGAGATGGATGAATTAAGCGAAGTATCGGTTGTCACACCAGTTTGGACAATGAACATGAAGAATGAAAAGTCCTATCTCTTATACCAAGAAAAGTATACAAATGATACATTGATACAGAAATTATTCAAACATGCAGGTTCTGTTTCTTACTATACAGATACAATTGTACCTTATTATGTTATTGAACAGATTGCTAAAAATCTAACAAGTGAAGTAATTTATCCAACAAAACCTAAATATGAAAATAGAGAGATTGAAAATATTCAGCTAGCATTTACGGCTTGTCCTGTAACCATTGATTGTCCGGTAGTTATTCCAGATGTTAGTCCTTATGACGTTTTATTTGCTTTACACCCCTTAAAAACAAGTGTAGACAAAGTACAAATTTCATTTCCGTGGCTGTCAGAATCAGAAATATCTGACAGACATAGACGTTATTATCATAAGGTTGGAGACCATTATGAGGTTAAAGCAAAATATAAATATCAATTCTTTAAATATGTCCAGACCTCACTATCCATCTGGGCTATGAACATTTGGATTGTTTGTGATAGTGATGAGGATTTTGCCAATGTCGATTACTATGTACAAAAAGAAAAAAATAAAAGAAACGTCAATAGAGAACGTGCTCTCCAACGAAAGGAGAAGTTCGATGAGTAAAGATAAAACAATGAACCGGACTGATGTTGCACGTGCCATCTCTCAATATACAGGTTATCGTATGAAAGACGTGTTAGCTATCTTACAAATGGAAGATGAGGTTATCACACAAGCAATCTCACAAGGAATATCAATTAAAAACCATAAATTATGGAAATTGAATATTAAGAAAAAACCTGAGAAGGTTGCATGGGATGGCATTTCTAAGAAGACGTTTATTCAACCAGAAAAATATGTAGTTAAGTTTGTGCCACTTTCTAGGTTAAAAGAAGCTATAGATACTTACAACGAAGAGAATGATTAGTCATTCTCTTTTTTTTTGTCCTTGACATACCTTACAAAAATGCTATACTGAAATAGTAGAATTACAGAAGGGGGAAGAGAGCTTGAAAATACTGTTCTTACAAGATTATATCAGAGAGACCCATGTACATAACAGTCAGAATGGACAATATGTAGACTATAAACGTACTGACATGGGTAAAAAGCTTACAAGTTTACTTAACGACATAGGTCTAACAGGTCGTGATTACATGATTGACTACGACTATGACCTAATTCCTGAACCACAGAAGGTAAATACTAAAACAGGTAAAGTTATTAAATACAAGGAGCCTGTATTAAAACTCCGGAAAGAACCTGAAAAACGTCTATTAAAACGATTAATGAAAACAAAACCAGACATCATTATTCCTATGGGAGGAATGGGATGTAAGAACTTATTGAATAGTACTTCTATTACGAAAGCACGTGGTGTTCCTGTACAAAAAACAATCACCGATGAAGAAACAGGAGAGTTTTTTGATACATGGATTCTACCAATGTTTAGTATGGAGTACCTATCAATGAATCCTAATATTGAGAACTTGGTTAAAGCAGACATTTCTACTTTATCTCGTTTTATTGCAGAGGGTGCCCAAGCATTCGAGCCAAAGAAAGTCGAATATGAGCTTGTTATGACAATTGAACGAGTGAAACAAATCTTTGAGTTCTTGTCTCGTTTTAAACCTCTTACTGCATGGGACTTGGAAACAAACAGTCTACGTGGAGATGTATTAGGTGCGAAACCACTAGTTATGTCTCTTAGTTGGGAAGAGGGACAGGGTGTTACGATTCCACTAGAACATCACGAATCCCCTTGGAATGAAGAAGAGTTAGCTATTGTATACAATTATTTACAAGCTTTTGTAGCTGATGCACAGCAACCAAAGGTAGGACACAATATCCAGTTTGATATTCGTTTCTTAATGAACACAAAAGGGTTTGCCTATTTTGAGAATAACCGTGATACATTGATTGGGTATTACTTAATCGTAGCACAGAAAATTGAAAGCTCTAAACGTTTGTCAGACCTTGCTTATGAATTAACTGATATGGGCGGTTATGACAACCCGTTAGAAGACTATAAGAAGAAATACAAGGAAGACTACATTGCTCGTAAGAAAGCTGAAATTGACGAGCTAAAAGCTTCTGAGAAAGCACGTGTAGAGAAGGAATACAAACTAGCACAGGCTAAATACAAAGAAGAAGTGGCAAAAGCTAAGAAATTAGGTAAGTCTACTAAATCAATTTTGAAACCTGTAAAAGAAAAAGTAGTTGTTCCTTCTAAGACAGAAGTTAAAACTGTGAATGAAATTGATGGTGGGGACTTTAACTATGATTGGATTCCGTTAGAAATTATGCACCCATACGCAAGTGGAGATACAGATTGTTGCTTACGTATTTATAACGTACTATACCAACGAATTGCTCCTCATGAAAAGATTCTAGCTCTTTGGACAGACTTCTATCCTAAACTTACACGGACACTTGCTCATCTAGAAGCAGAAGGTATCTTCGTTGATAAAGAATATGCGAAAGTTATTGAAAAGGTATATGCGGAAGAGGAAGAACGTCTTATCGAAGAACTACGTAAGTTCCCTGCTGTTAAAGAGTTAGAAGCAGAGCATATGGCACTGTATAAAGCAGGTCTAGAAGAGTGGAAGAAACCCAAGTCAGAACGAGACGAAGAGGTTGCTAAACTTCGTGATAAATATAAGATTTCTGATAAGGAAAACAAAGTTAAGTTCAATCCCGGCTCTGCTGTCCATAAAGGAAAAGTTCTTTATAAGATTCTTGGGCTAACATTACCTTATGACAAAGAGTCCATTAAAGAAAAACCTTTTGATAATGGTGTTCCTGAAAATGAACTAACTTGGGAAGACTACAAAACAGATAAACATGCTTTGGGCTATATCGCAGAGCACAATGAAGATGCAAAAGAATTAGCAGAAATGCTACTGGAATACTCTAAAGTAAACACCTTGAAGAACAACTTTGCTCAGAAACTTCCGTTACTAGCTTCAAACAAAGATGGAAAAGTACATGGTTCGTTCAAGATTACTGGTACAGAAACAAGCCGTTTATCTTCTAAAGAACCTAATATGCAACAAGTACCGTCTAAAGTTGGAGACCCTAAACGTTTTGACTATACGTACCCAATTAAGCGTATGTTTAAAACAAGCTTTGAAAACGGAGCTTTATTACAGCTCGACTACTCAGCCCTAGAAATGCGTATTCTAGCTTTAGTAGCCGGAGACGAAGCGATGACCCAAGCTTTCTTAGATGGAGAGGACTTACACAAATCAACCGCTTCTATTGTTTGGAAAGTACCTGTATCAGAAGTATCTAAGGATATGCGTAAGAACGCTAAGAGTGTTAACTTTGGTATTGCTTACGGTAAACAAACTTGCCGTCTTGTAGCGTAAGCTACTCGATTAAACTTACCTAAACGGGCATAGGAAAATAACCAATATCCTGATAAGAGACCCTGCCTCCTGAAAAGGAAAGAGGGAATCCCGTAGCAACTGATTTAACAAACTCCGAGAGGAGTGGTATTAATGGAAATTGGAACACGAACTGACAACAACCCGCTATACAGAAAATTGAGAACTGTGCACAAAGACATGAAGTACAGATGCTACAATACTAATTCCAAAAACTATAAGAACTACGGTGGAAAAGGTATTACGGTGGCTGAGGAATGGCAAACACTTGATGGTTTTCTTGACACATGCGACCAAGTTGAAGGATGGGACAAACAACAGTTTTTAACGACTGGATTGTCACTAGACAAGGATGCAAAGCAGAAGAACGTGTACAGCATTGAAAGCTGTATTTGGCTTCCGCTAAAAGAAAATAAAAGTCTACTATCAGCCAACTATCGAAATGTTCATGCTATAAGTCCGACAGGAGAGCCTTACTTTATTACAAACATAGACAAGTTTTGTAGAGAGTATGGACTTAACCATGCGAATATAGTACAAGTTCTTAATGGAAAACACAAGCACCACAAGTTCTGGGTATTTTGGTACGAAGGTGATAGCCCTAAAAAGCAGTTTGAACTAAACACAGCTATTAGTCCCGAGGGACATATTGTGAAGTTCTACAAAGCTAGTGAGCTGACCAAGTATGGATTGAACCCCAACTGCGTGACTAGGTGTTTAAGAAAAGAAAGAGAGCACCATAAAGGTTGGAAGTTTGTTAAATCAGAATAGCTCTAACGACTATCGAAAAGTGAGTAGCTGTCGAGAGGACACCTACAATATAACTGAGTAGAGTACACCTTAACAGGTGGAAATGGTAAGGCTCCTAGTGTAACGACTAGGAGCGTGATATAGTCTAAGCCCCTAATAAATATCGGGAAACCGAGGGTATAACTGGAAACACCTTTCTCTATTGCTCCTAAGTTAGGTGTAACACCCGAAGAAGCTGAACGTATCTTTGAAGATTACTTTGCAAACAAACCACGTATTAAATCCTTTATTGATGAAACACATGAGTTTGTTAAAGAAAACGGATATGTAGATACCTTACAAGGACACCGTAGACTGATTCGTGATGCGTTCTCTAAAGACCGTAACACATTCAATGGTGCTTTACGTAAGTCAGTAAATACGATTATTCAAGGAACTGGTGCATACTTAACAAATATGTCTCTGGTGTATATTGACGATTATCTAAGAACTAAAGGTATGAAGTCTCGTATTGCTATTACAGTACATGACTCCATTGTAATTGATTGTCCTCGTGAAGAAGTAGACGAAGTAGCAAAAGTAGCTTGTTTTATCATGGAAAACCTACCGATTGATTTCTTAACAATTAGTTGGAAAGGGGAACAAATGCGATTCCCTATTGTAGCCGATGTAGAAATCGGGGAAAACTACAATGACATGGTAGACTACAAAGCAGATGAAATTAATGAATTTGCTTCTTACAAAGGGTATGTTAAGTATTACAAAGACCAAGCTAAATTCGAAGACTACAAGAACGCAGGTATGATTAGTGAGGAACAAATGGAAGTCGGTATTAATGCAGTTAAGGCTTCTATAGAACAGTACAAACTAATTGTGTAAGTCTTACAAGTTTATTTAAAAAAAGTTACAAAATGATGTTGCCCTAACTTGTAATGTGTGCTATAATAATAGAGCAGACAGGTTAGGGAATGTCTGTAATACCGGAAAGGAGAATAAGACAGTGTGCTAGACTTACGAGTGAACGACCTTGAATTTCGTAAGATACGAGTTACCGATGAGAACGGTGAAACAGTTGTGTTTGACCTTACAGAGGAACTACAGGTAAACGAGTTTAGTGTACGCCAAGCGTTCTTAGAACAACCGGCTAAATACACGTATTGGACTTCTTTACTTGAACGCTTACGAATGTACCAAGAAAACTATGAGTTACAAGCTGAGAAGCGTAAAGCAGAACTGTATGAGCCTTCTAGAAAGTCTTTGATTGAGCAAGGGGTAACTAAGCCAACAAAAGACCAAATAGAAGCACAGATTATGCTTGACGAACAGTATTATGCTCTGAGACAGAACATAATCAGTTTAACATTTAATGTTAGACAAGTGCAATATGTAGTAAAAGCCTTTGAACAAAGGAAAGACATGTTGATTCAGTATGGTGCAGACTTACGGAGGGATTTCGAGTATAGCCAGAAAGTGTCTATGCCAGACCCGCTAAAAGGTCAAAGGACAAGTTATAACAATCCATATAACACATAACCTTAGAACCTAGTTGAACAACACATAATTCGAGAAACCAAAATAAAAAACAAAAGAATGGAGAAATTAACGTGAACTTTCAAGAACAATTAAAACAACAACTTGCCCAACAAAACCGAGGAGAACGTGCCGAAGTAGACTATCCTTCCAATCATCTTAAACATAAAGAGTTATTTATTCCAAAAGAAACTAATCACGTATTAGTTCGTATCCTACCTCCTAGTGTTTCTGGTGAGAACTACAACCAAATGGTTCGTGAAATCTTTTTACAAGCTCGTAACCAAAATGGTAAAGAACTAAAATTAAATGCTGTCTTATCTGCATTCCCTAACGTAGAAGACCCATTAGACCAAGCACTTATTAATTGGAATGCCCAAAATCGTGTTCCAAACAGATGGAATAAAAATGCAACTCCAACTAAAAAGTATCTGGCTAACGTTATCCAATTGATTAAAGACCCACAAACAAATCAATACCGATATGAAACTGACGAGCAAGGAAACTTAATGATTCGTCTATTTAAGCTATCACATTCAGCTTGTCAAGCAGTCAATGCTAAACTAACTGATACTATGTTAACACCAAACTTTAGCCCTGATGTTCCTGATGCTGTTAAACAATACAGCTTCATCTCATCTGCGGAAGCATTCCCAATCATGATTAGCAAACCTGCTAAAGGCTCTGGTCAAATGTCTTATGGCGTAGATGTTTATAGTAACATGCCTCTAGGAGCTTTACCACAAGGTTGGGAAACTCAACTAGAAGACTTAGCTTACCAAGCTACACCTTCATACAGTTACAATAAAGATTACATTGATTACTTTATTGATGTAGTAAACGGTGTTGAACCTGTGAGCCAAGCACAAGGTGGACAACAAGCACAACCACAACAAGGTTACCAAGCTCCTGCAATGGGACAAGGCTTTGCTTCTACTCCACAACAACCTGCTTACAACATGGCACAACCACAGCAACCAATGAATACTGGTTTTAACCAACAATCTGTAGCTCCAGTTCAACCACAGGCTACAAACATGGGTACTCCTTCATTTGGTCGAACAAATATGGGAACAGCACCTACAATGAACGGTGGATTTGCACAAGCTTCACACCAACCTGAGCAACCCGGACCAATTGCAGACCCTATGGGCATTCAAATGCCAATGAATCAAGCACCAGTAACTGACCTATATACTATTTCAGATGCTGATATGCCCTTTGACTTTCAAGCAATGCCAGATGTGAACCCACCACAGGCAACAAGTGTTCCTGAACAACCAGTAGTTGCAACTCCTGAACCACCACAACAAGCTCCTGTAGCACCGGTAGAAACAGCTACAAATACTACTTTACCAGATGTTGATAGCTTGCTACAACAAATGCAAGGTTAGTAATAGAGGGACAGGGGGCTGAAATAGCCCCTTCTTCTATTTAAATTTGATATGTAATTCATTACTAGGAGGAACAAATCTTGGCAAGAAAAAGACAAAGTGAAACAGTAGAAGCAGGTACAATTGATTTAACAAAAGAATTGGGCTTAACTTCTTTTAGAGATACAAAATTTTCTAGTGTAGCAGACCGACTACCTACAATGATTCCTCAATTAGACTACATCTTAGGCGGAGGACTTCCATTTGGACGTATGGTAGAGGTTATCGGACTGAACTCTAGTGGTAAATCTACTTTTGCAGTACACCTTACTAAAATTGCTCAACTATTGAAGGTGCCAACATTGTGGATTGACGTAGAGGGAACTGCTGACCCTGCCCGTTTAGCTGAACTGGGAGTAAATCCTGATGCCGGGGATGTATTCATGGTAGAGCCTGCTTTGAAAAAAGATGGTACTAAGGATACAATGACAGTAGAACGGGTAGCCGAAGAACTACAACGTATCTTACCCGTAATTAACAAGACAGGTAAACCTATTTTAATTATCTGGGATTCCGTAGCACAGACCGCTGCTGAAAGAGAAATTGAACGTGGTGTAGGTAACCAACAACCGGGTATTAAAGCTAAAGCAATGGCACAATTTTCACAAATCATTGCACCTTTAATGACTAACTCAAAAGCATTATTTGTTGCAATTAACCAAGCTCGTGATGAGATGGGTAGCATGTTCGGAGGTATTGATTCTCCGGGAGGACATGCACTTCACCACTGGGCAAGCTTACGACTAGAAGTCCAAAAAGCAAGTAAGATTGAAAATAGTGAAGTAAACGCCTTTGGTGTAGAAGAGAAGTCCTATATCGGACACATCATGCGTATTAAGACGTTAAAATCTAAAGTATCTAGACCACAGCAAAAAGCTGAAATGTACCTAATGGCTGATTCCGGTTTAGACCTTGAAGAAAACATCTACCGTGCATGTTTCGCAACTAATAAGCAATATGGATTTATTAGCGGTGGTGCATGGAAAGCTTACACAACAGATTCAGGTCAAGAAATCAAGTTTAATTCTGAAAAGAATTGGGTAGACTTCTTGAAATCAGAAGAAGGGCAACCTGTACGTGATGAACTATTTGCTAAAATGATGGTTCGTAGTTTCCCTAATGGATATGCACCTTATAAAAATGAAGAGATTGATATTTGTCAAATACCATTGTATAAATATGTTAAAGACTACATGGAGACTCATAAAGAAGAAGCACAACCTGTAGAAGAGCAAACAGCTCCTGTATCTGCAACAGATGTTTCAGACTTATTAGACCAAATTAAGTAAGGGGTGTTATGCCCCTTTTTTATAAGAGATGGAGGAAACCTAATTGCGTAAAACTACACCAGTTAACACCGTACTAGAAGCCCTAGAAATGTTTCAACAAGGAACAGCAACTACAGAGGTTCGTACGCCTACTTCTTTACAATCTGTACGTAAACGTTTCTTAGATGCTAAAGAAGCAGGAAAACGTGTATTGATTGAAAACTCTGATTTAAGTAGTGCAAACTCTGTTGTTGTTGATATTGACTATGTAGGTAGTCGTTGGTGCTTAGGTTATCAAAAAGTATTGTACTTTGGAGAAGAGATACGCATTCCACATACTATTCATTTCTGTGATGTATATGGAGCTTATGGTAATGAAGCACAAAGAAATAAACGGCAAGTGAAAATCATTTTTGAAGGAGAGAACCCTTTTGAGTAGAGACCTTAACAAAGAGGAACGTGAGATTAGAAACGGAAATCGTTTCATTACTGAGGTTCACGGTAAGGGGGTCTTTCCACGAGATGTTGATAGACTGTACCACCGTTATGCCAACTTACGTTACAAGGTCTATAACACTCATAAAGACTCTTTTCGAAGTGAAGCCTCACGAAAAGAACTAAGAAGTTATATTGATGAACAGTTTATCAAGTTAACGAAAGAATATGATATTAACGGAGAGGTTGACTTTCCGGGATATATCAAAAAGGCTCTTAATCTAAGAGTTAGACATAGTTTTGTGAAAGGACGTTTCCGTGATAGTGCTCGTGAACGTCTGGGCGCAGAGGACAACGAGATTGAAACCTTACTGGGAACAGATACCTCTTCTCAGGAAGTAATTGAAGATGCTGAACTAATTGATGATTTACTATCTAAAGCGAAGTTTAGCCCTGTAGAGTTAGCCGTGTTTAGCTATTTACTACGAGGCAAGGTAAAAGATGCCAACATCATTAAAGAGGTGTCAGCGAAGTATAAAGTATCTCAAAAGTCCGTTAGAGATGCAATCAAAAACGTGCGGGAGTACGTTGCGTTAAATCTTAAAGACCGATAGAGTTAGTTAAAATCCTCCTTTAAAATACGTTTATGTATATTCTTATCGTGCTAATCCTTGGCGCAATGGTCAATCAACGGACAAGGACGGTAAGAAATGGGCAAGCACTATGGCTTTCAGTTGGTTTGTTTTTGAAAAAGGCTATCAAGGAGAGCCTATTATCAGATGGATATGATGATTAAAGTAATAGAAAGAGGTAGCGGAATGAGTAAAATAAATTTACTACAAGGTGATTGCTTGGAATTAATGAAAGATATTCCAGACGGAAGTATTGATATGATTTTGGCGGATTTGCCTTATGGTACGACAGCTTGTAAGTGGGACACAATTATTCCATTTGAACTATTGTGGGAGCAGTATGAACGAATAATAAAAGACAATGGGGCGATTGTACTTACGGCTAGTCAACCATTTACCAGTGCGTTGGTTATGAGCAAACCTGACTTATTCCGAGAAGAAATCATCTGGTTAAAGAATAAAGGTGGAAGTGGTATGCACGCTAAACAGAAGCATATAAAAGTACATGAAGTTGTACTGGTTTTTTCTAAGACTGGAAAACATAAATACAATCCTCAGAAGTGGAAGGTGGAAGGAAAACAGTTTTTGACACAGAGAAAGACGCTGAGCATGTATGGGGAAACTAATACTATTTACGGAAACATCCCAAGAAAACGGAAAAAGGACGATGGGACGAGAAACCCCATATCTGTCATCCCATTCCCTGTACCCGTTACACCAGCGAAAAGTAAAACATACGCTGGTGGAATTGATTTGAGATTACACCCAACCCAAAAACCACTTGCATTATTTGAATACCTAATCAAGACATACACAAATGAAGGTGACACTGTATTAGATAATGTAATGGGCAGTGGTACAACAGGAGTTGCGTGTAAAAACCTAAACCGAAACTTTATTGGTATGGAATTAGATGAAACTTATTTCAATATAGCAAAAGAGAGAATAGAAAATCATGAGGTAGCGGAATGACTAAAGCAGAAGAAACACTAACAACCATTTACGATAGGGTAAATTTTTATCGGGATGTTTACAGGTCTATTTATTCTATCATCTGCGTTCATTGCTGATGTGCCATTATATAATGCAATTTCTGCATCTTTGTTCGGATTTGGAGCTATGATTCCCAAAATTAGGGGGATTTTGAATGGCAAGTGAAAAAGATGTAGATTTAACAGAATTAGGCAGAAGTCGCCCACCCTCTATAGGTGGGCGATGAATGCCGTTCGGTATGAGGGTTACCGTTGGTAACTCGAAGACCAACAACTAAGGCGTATATCTCTCGAAATTCGAGAATGGAATTGTCCTATTTGTCATACTCATCACGACCGAGATACCAACGCTAGTATAAATATTTTGACCGAAGGTCTACGAATACAAGCATTGGCTTAGGTACAATCAAGAACCATAGGGACTACGGGGATAGCTTGGTAAACAAGAGACACCGCTGTGAGTAAAGACACTTACTTGCAAGTACGCTCTGTTCCCAAGAAGCTCCCACTTCAAGCGTTAAGAACCGTTATATTTAGCTAAGTGGTGAGTAGTTCACACGAGCAGAAGGTAATATGAGCAAACGAACGGACAACTTGTTATTCTGTACAGAATAATAATAAAATTAAGTTAAAATCCTCCTTGTGTGTATGCTATATTAGCAGTAGAAACACAAAGGAGGATTTTTGTAATGGAAGAACAAAACAACACTGGCAAATACGCTCCATTTATTCGACTAATTGTAATGGGTATCTCCTTCGTGGCTACTGGTTTAACAACTATGTTTGGTTGGGAACCACTACCTTTTACAGACGAACAAATGAACCAAGGTTTAATGCTTGTACTTTCTGTTGGGCTTGCTATCTATAACTGGTACAAGAACAACGCTGTTACTAAGTACGGTAAAGCTAAAGAGCAAGCAGGTAAAGAAGCTGTCGGAACTCGACAAGACTTCAAACAACAAGGCTAAGTTTGAGGGGATAAGACCCCTCTTTAGCTGGTATTAAAGGAGTATGACAATGGAACTAACAAATTTAAGTGCTAGAACACTACCTGAATTAAACGGGAAGTTTCTTGTTGTAGAGACTCTATCAGACGGATACACAGGAACCGTAAACGGTCATTATAACTATGAAGTTGTTACTAAAGGTGAGGACTATGAAATTTATCCCACACTTTGGAACAACGAAAAAGCGCAGTTTGTAAAAGCTGACGAAATGGTTGTGTATACAAACGGAGATACTGTATTCTATGTAACAAGAACAACAAAAGACCCTTATAATCATGCTGTTATCAGTGAGTTAATCGTTGAAGAAGGAATGGACAAGGATAAGCGTACCCTTCAAGCTTTCCGACTATTCGCAGACGATTTATTCTCTATCGGAAACTATAACGTGTTCTTAACACACCAAATTGATGTAGTAGACAGCCCAAATAACGTAAAAGTTGAATCAGTTTCTTTAGGCAAAGAATCCGGAACATTATATGTGGGTGACACAGTAGAATTAACAGCAACTGTACTACCAGAAAATGCCACAGTCAAAGACGTAACATTCTCTGTTGTTCCAGAAGGAATTGCTACTGTAACTGCTACTGTAACTGCTACTGGTGCCAAGGCAACAGTTACAGCTAAAGTAAAAGGTTCAGCTAATGTTATCGTAACTACATTAGACGGAGACAAAACAGCTCAATATGCTTTAACAGTGAAGGAACACGTTTTAGTTTCTGGTATTACTTTAAACAAAGAAGCTACTTCAATTGTTAAAGGTGCTACAGAAACACTTGTTGCAACAGTAACTCCACCAGATGCAGAAAACAAAGCTGTAACATGGGCATCTGATAAACCTGCCGTAGCTAAAGTAGACCAAAATGGGGAGGTCACAGCAGTAGACGGTGGTACAGCTAACATTACTGCAACAACAGTTGACGGTAATAAAGTAGTTACTTGTGTTGTAACAGTAACTGTTCCTGTAACAGGCGTTACACTAGACACGAATGCTACTACTTTAGAAATCAGTGGTACACAAAAATTAGTAGCAACAGTTGCTCCTACTAATGCAACAAATAAAAAAGTAACATGGGCATCTGATAACATAGGCATTGCTACAGTAGACCAAGAAGGCACAGTGACAGGTGTTGCAGAGGGTACTGCTAATATTACTGCAGAAACAGAAGATGGTAAGAAAGTAGCTACTTGTGTTGTAACAGTTAACCCTGCACAAGCATAATATATTAGGAAAAGAGGAATACTAAAATGGCTAAAGAAATTGCAAATATTGCAGACCTATTAAAACCAAGCGTAGGTGCTGTTGAATTGGATGGTAAGTATCTTGTAGTACCTACCCTATCAGATGGGTATACAGGTACAGTACAGGGTGCTTACGCTTATGAAGTGAAGAAATCAGGAACAGATTATAAAGTGAGTGAACTTATCTATGACAAAGACAAGAACACGTTTACTCCTGCGGATGCTCCAATTATCATGACAGATGACGATACAATTTTCTTCGTTACTCGTACGTTGATTGACCCTTATAACTATCCAGTGATTAGTGAAGCTACAGTTAAGGCTCACGAAATTAAAGAAAAACAAGTACTTCAAGCATTTATTGCTTTTGCAGAAGACAGATTCAAACTAGGAGTATACAACGTATTCTTAGCAGACGACCCTTACATCTTACAAGACAAAGCAGAATAATAGTTTGTTCTAGTACAAAAAACCTGTACAAAATTTAAATAAAGTGTTGACGACTTACACCTCTCTTGGTATACTTAGACTATACTAAATAAGAGAGGTGTTTTATTGTGGTTAAAGCTAAAAAACCTGTACAAAGACGTAGAGGAACTTACAATAGTTGTGATGTGCTTGTTGAGGAAGAAAATGGGTTCTTTTTCTATAGCGTACTTAATTCAGAGGGTACAGAAATCATGAGTGGTTTTAGAGATAAAGGCTCACAAGATATTTTAACCTTCTACAACTATTTGCTTAAGCTAGTAGATGACTACATTAAATATCCGGAGGGTTTTATTGCGGATGTTTAAACGTAAAAAATACTATGTAATTCAGTTAGTCGTTCAACCAGACAGTAAGCCTTGGTACCGAGAAATTCTTATCCAAAGAGAAGATGGGTATCTATTAACAGGAGCTTACAACAGGGAGTGTAAAGTAGCGCCTAAATACTCAACTTTGGATACGGAATACAAACAGGTGTTTACTGAAAAAGAAATACGTGCAATCAATCCTGATTACATGTACTTTGCAGTGGAGGTAACCAAAGATGGCAGACCTATTGATGATAACTAAGAAAAATGTCCAAGGTTACGTATTAAACTATTTGTTTAAGCAACTAGCTGTAAAGAGTGGGCATAACTATACTTGTGAGTTTTTGGATAAGTTTAATCTGCCTGATATTAAAAATTATGCGAATAAAGCAGATGTACTAATTATTGCAGGCTTTCCCTTTTATGAGAGCCAACGTACTACTGTGGATGAAGCATTACAGGTAATGAACAATCCGTTTAGTCAATTCTTTCACTTAGCAACTTTTGGGGATACCTATAGCAACGAGGGCAGTTTTCATTCATATGTAGATGAAGTAATAAGTCCTGTAGGTAACTTTCCAAAAATAGTTGAAGAATTAAAAAACTTTTTGAAATTTGCTGATGCTGTTCAACACTTACTTTTAAGCGATATGCACACTATCATCGAAGCAACCGATGCGTATAATCGTTATGAGGTAACAGATACTATTCTAGACTGGGTTTCTCTTGTAGAAACATACAGAGAGCAGTTATACGCAAGATACGGAGTAGGTACAGACTTAGAGGAAATACTTGATAAGGATAAAACCTTAGTCAAAGCATTGCGGGAGAAAAAAGACGATTATATCAAAAGAATACTTGGCAGAACTTCTGCACAGGTAGTCAATGGTACAGTCATATGCTTTACTTACGCAGAGGAATATGTAAATGAGGTAGCCCACAAACTGATTGAGTTCTATCAGTCATATAATTATACCCGAATAGCTGTATTTGTTGGACGACATACCAAAGGTGATGATATGTTCAGCATTCGAACAGCAGGTATAGATGCGGGAGAACTTGCCTATAAGGTAAACAGAGGTAGAGGAAAACCTACTACAGCAACTGTTTTCTTAGGCAATTCTGGTCAATCCACATTTAACGCATTGCTTAACACACTTGCTCAAATTGTATAACAAGTAAGTGTGTTATAATAATGTTAGGTATAAAACAATACACAGGGAGTGTGCTACTTGAAAAAGAATAAAATGCTAGAAGACCTAATGAAACAATTAGACAACCCATATGTAATTGGGGCAATTATTGCAGGAACTTTGCAACATGACTTTAACCGTATACACGTTAGCAAATATAATAAATATGCTCGTGAATTTGGTTTAGACCGAGAAAACAAAGATAGCTTAGAAGCATTAATTGACCATTTTGATTCTGATAAGTTATTAAAGGAATTGTACATGTCAAGTATTGCAGGAGAAATTAATGTGGACATGCTTCGTTCATTTAAAGATAAAACGAAAAAATCTGCATTCCAGACTTTATCTCCATTCGTGGTAGATAACCAAGCTGTTTTAGCTCGTAATCGTGAGTTCAACAAGATTCAACGTGAGGGTGCTTACTTAGACCACTTAATCGAAGGCTTGAAAGAGCACTTATCCGAAGAACTTGAAAATACTAATACGCTTAAATACATTGAACCAGAATTACGAGTAAAAGGCAAGCCAAGTGACCGTGAAATGATTCTATGTTTATCTGACTGGCATATTGGAGCATTTGTTAACAATATTGATACAGGCGGATACAATTACGACATTTTCCGTGAACGGTTAAACAGTCTATTGTCAGAAGCTTTCCGTATTGTGAAAGAACAAAACATTCGAACAGTACATGTTTACCATATTGGAGACATTATTGAACATATCAATATGCGTAATGTAAACCAAGCGTTTGAAGCAGAGTTTCCGGCAACAGAACAAATTGCTAAAGGGATTCGAGTATTAGTTGAAACATTAAATGTACTAGCTAAAGCGGGTCTAGATGTAACCTTTGGTATGGTAGGTGGTAACCACGACCGATTCCAAGGAAATAAAAATGATAAAATTCATAATGATAACGTTGCTTACCTAGTAGTTGACCAATTGCATTTCATGCAGGACTTAGGTTCTCTACACAAAAATGTAACTCTAATTGACAACCGTAAAGACGTTTACAGCTTCAAAGACAATGTAGCAGGTAAACGAATTAAAGTAGTACATGGAGACAACGAAGGTAAGAAAGTAGACGTTAAAATTCCAAAACATATTAAAGAAGAAGTTATTGAGTATCTAATTATGGGACATATCCACACAACACGTATCATTCAAGAAGACTACTCACGATTCCATGTATACGTTGGGTCTCCAATGGGAGCAAATAACTACTCAGCAGAAAACAATCTACCAACAACAAGTCCGGCACAATTAATTATGGTCTTAGACCCTAAAGTGGATAGCCCACAATTTATGCCAATCTTTTTGTAGGAGAGTGATAGAATGAACCCGATTTATTTTTTACTATCTATCATGTATGTATTCGAGTTTGGACAAGCATTCTTGAATACTAAACGAAAAGAACGATATATGATTGAAGATGGTGGAGAACCTCTTCCTAGAAGCTCTTACGTGTTCTTATTCATTCAATATGTATTGCGTACTCTTTTCGCAATCTTGCTTATTTTTATTGTACCAGAGAGCCTACAGTTCAATGTAGGAGGTATTACTGCCTTTATAGTAGTTTTGCTTATTATTCCATTTATCTCTCGGTTCATTGAAGTTGGTATTCGAGTATTGATTATTAAGTACTTGCAAGCCAAGCACATAAAACGTATTAAAGAACAAGGGGACGAAAAAGAGACTAATTAGAGTCTCTTTTTTGTTATGTTATATTAAGTATTGAGGTGAAAAGAATGAAATATACAGAAATCCAAGTAGGTGACGGACAAAGCACCCTATTAGATGTAAAAAGTAAACCTGCTTTAATTCGTAGAGGCACATTAACAATGAAAGTTAAATCAAGAGATAGTTTAATCAGCAAGGTAGAAGAAAAACCTGTATATATTGTTGAGTTAGCAGAAGAATCCTATGGTACAAGCGTTGTTTCTGTTTTTAGTGCAGTACAGGAGAGGAGCGGAGACCATGTAGTTGTTCAGAAGGCTTACACAGAGAATATCACTAAACCATCATTCAAGGGAACTACGTTTTTAGGTAAGGTTGCTCAAAAGGTTCATGAAAAGAGCTTGAAACCAAAACGAGTGGTAACAACTAAACCTCCTGTTTTTCTAGCGCCTGTTGTCATGGGAGTAGATACATTTACACAGGAACATGGACTAGGGTTTTATGAACGGGAACCAGATAAATTTGTTATGAAAGACGGACATCCTAGCATTGAGTATGGGAAGAACACAGGAGTCTTTATCTGCTTAAATTCTATTAAGTGGGATAAAGCTTATGTCAATGCAGGACAACTGATTCAAGACTATGTAGCAGACAAACAACTATGGTTTAATCTTGGAGGAGCTAAACCACAATTTAAGAGTGAAGTTAATCAATGACCGATAACCGTTTCTACGAGGCAGACATACAAGAGTTAATCTTGAACAAAAAACGTATTTTTGGAGACATCGGGGAAAGTGCTATTGTATTTGAGAAAGCAGTTATGAGAGGGAATACTATTTGTGATTGTTTAATCTTTACAGAAAAACGAGGCGTTATCGGTATTGAAATCAAGACAGAACGTGATTCAACAAAACGTTTGAATAAGCAACTTAAAGACTATGAAAAAGTCTGTGATTTTGTTTATGTTCTTTGCCATGATACACATGTACCAAAAGTGGAACAGATTCTAAATAGATATAATCATAGACATGTTGGTATTTTAGCTTATACGGAGTTCATGGGTGAAGCTATGTTAGGAATATACAAAGAAGCAACCCCTTCACCAAGTAAGAGTGCTTATCATATGCTAGATATTCTTTGGAAAGAAGAAATTCTAAAGATGTTAGGTACATTCAGACATTATGGTATTCGAGTAGAGACAGCTACAGGAACCAAATTTATGCACACAGCTAACCGTAGCGGAGGTGTGAGTGGTCTTTATACGAAGTCTGCGACCGGTAGGACGATGCGAAAGCCAGACTTGATAAGAAACCTTATAAATCGTGTAGGGGGTGCTGAGGAGGCTACTAGGGTCTTCTGTGACGTGTTCATTCATAATAGACAGCATCCAGAGAAAGCTATTAAATTAAGACACTTTAAACAGCAACCGATAAGGAGTGATAACAATGAGTAAACAAGGACTGCCTTTTGGTACTTGGGAGAACTCCGCAGGAAGAAACTACTCGGGGTTAGGTAATACAGATAATGGACATAATAAGAAACGAATGTCCACAAGAGGGTATTATCACGTAGCTCTGACAAAAGAGTATAGAGGACTAACAGAGAGGGACTTTGAACTAAAACTTGAATATGGGAAAGACCTTGTTTCTCAATATACAGGTGTACCGATTGATATGCTTGTTCTTCGTAAAAAAACAGAAAAACAAACACTTTCGTCTATAGATAGTGTATACTATGTTTGTCGAGGAAAGGAACCTATCGGTAAGCTGTCTGTAAGGGCACAGAGACGGTTTAAAGACCTTGGACTCACATTTGTATACCTAGAGAAGAACTACGCCCCTAAAGTAGTGAGAAGGGTGTCTAAGGGACAACGTAGTTTATTAGGGCAAACAAAGTCGGATAAACGTAAAGCCAATCGAAAACAGAAGAAACCAAAAACAACAAACTAGGAGGACAAACATGTTAAGTAAGGGGAAACTAGCTACACTTAAAAAATTAAATAATATTGTAACAAACAAGGAATACATTCTAGTGGGTGCTCGATATACAAATGATTCACTAGAAAGAGATATTCCAATTACAACTGTGATTGATGATGTTGTTATTGACTTAAAGAGAGACACTATGGCAGGCTGTGTGTTTTTTAGACCTGTTGGGGATGCGCAACGAAATGCCCTGTCCTTATTAAAAGATGCTTGTATGCACTTTGGTTATGGGGAGTTCTTAGACGAAGCAATCGAACCACCTGCTATGTACGCAGGACTGAGAGCCAACGTTATGCTACCTGACACAGCGTTCTCTAATATCCAAGAAATTCCTTTTAATGTTTACTTCACTGCACCAGAAGTATTCTGTGAAGAAGTGACCATAAAAGGGCGGAAACATATTCAGTACACCATTTTAGACCGTATTAGTTTAAACGAGGGTGACCATGTAGAACAATCACTTGTATTGCTTTTCCGTAAAGCGGAATATGACGGGGAAACTTTGTTAGGAGCATACACAGACACAAAGCTTACTCGGACAGAAGCTATTAAGCTACTTCAATTTGTTAGTAATGGTTCCTTACTTGAACAAGTAGTTGGGGCAGTTACCGTATTCTCAAATAAAGTAGTATCTACACTTATTCCTTTGTTTAATGATATAGATATAAGCTTTATGAAATCAGGAGAAGGAAACCCTGTTGTCTCTATTACAGCAGATACAGGAGGCATTGTTTTTGATGAAAAAGATTTGGATGGTATGTCTATTGAATCTCCTAGTTTCGGAGCTTACCGTCTTGTGTTACATGTAGGGAAAGATACAGTAAGTATTTTAATTGGATAAATTTTTTTGTAAGGGAGTCAAATTATATATTGACTCCCTTATTTTTGTGTGCTAAGATAAGTTCAGTTGTTGTACAGGGTTACAACGACAGCATGTACAGGAGGGAAAGAAATGAGTATAGCATCAAGTTTAGATAGAGCAGATGATTGGTTGTTGTCGCACTTATGTGATATGCGTTTATTGTCCTTATCTCAGAAGGAAGAATTAACTTCTAACGATAAAGCAGAAATAGAACTTATTAAAGACCTTAATATGAGACTGATTTGTAATTCTCAGAAGAAAGAAATTAAAACTGTAGATGTCTGTGCATCAGACCTTACAGAGGGGCTTTTAAGTAACGCCTACTCAAACACTGTTGATATGAAGTCAGAAGAAGCATGGTATGCAACGTTGTTGAAGAGAACCTTAGATGTTATAGACGGTATTCCTTATGTAGGAAATATCTCGGTATTTATAGAATCAGATGACGTTTGTATTACGCTTATGGGACATGTAAGACACGACAATGACTTAGACTGTAATTTATACGAAATTTCTTTCGAAAATCTCGGTGGTTATGAAGACATAGCTATTTGTGTTGAAGGTGTTGACATATCGTTCCCTGAGTATTTAACCTTTATTAAAGAGGAACTTCCTGACATCTTAAAAAAATCATTATGAGGAGAGAGAATAATGGATTTAAAACAAGCTTACAACTATGCAGTAGAACATTTAAATGAAAATGCCAAAACAGAAAGTGAACGTATTTATGTATTGGCTGTTTTCCAACTAGGAAGCCGATATGCAGGATACGATATTGAATCAAGTGATTACGATTTTACAGTCGTTTACATGCCGTCTGCTTATGATTTATTAAACCGTGAGTATGGACGTAGCAAAATTAAGTTTGAACACAATGATTACGAAGTAGAAATGTCTTTCATGGATATTCGTAAATACCTAAATCGTTTACTATCAAGCTCACTAGAAACATTACAAATGGTGTTTGCACCAGCTAGCATGAGCTACTATGCTAAATTTGGAGACGATAACTTATCATTACGAGCAGAAGAACTTGTAGATTTTATGTTGAAACTACGAGACAATCGTAAATCCTTTGTCTACTTGAACACAGATAAGCTATACGATTCAATTTCAGGAAGAGCAAAGTCTTCTATGGGCAATGCTAGCATTAGTTACAAAAATGATGAATATGGTCGAACAATCAAGTATGCGATTGGTGTTGAATACATGCAAGACCTACTTCAAGCACTATACTACAATGAAGACATTCGAGAAGGTTTAACTGTTTCACCTATGCAAGCCCCTGTTTATAAGGAACATCGAAACAATCCTAGCTATGAAATTGCTCGTTTGTACCATTCTCGTGCTGTTAACCTTATTGAGAAAATGGTCTTAAACAAAGAAGTGGTTCGTGAATCTTTACGAAAATTACAGCCGACCGCAGGTATGATTAGGGTAGTAAGAGAAGTATGGACAGAAGAGTTTGTAAACATTATCTTGGGAGGTTATGACGACTAATGATGACAACAGCAGTAAAAGAAAGAACATTAGATGAAATCTTAACCAATCCTAAGAAACCAATGACAGAGAAACTGGTTGAAGCTGAACAGCTAATTAAGAGCAGTGAACATGTTTACGACTTTGGGTTAGGTACAATTAAAGAAACTATGGTGATGTCTGGCAAAAACTGGTTAGCTAGCCACCTCTATATCAAAGAAGTTACTACTTACGGGTTTATCTTGCAAGCCGTTGTATACAAACAGTCCTTAGTTGAGCAGGCTATTACTAACGATGAAGGTGAAGAAATAAAACCTGCTTCTTATGACTATGAGCTAAACCGTGTCTATGAGTTAGAATATAGTCTACGAGATAAGTATACTAGACTGCTTAAAAATGGTAGTCCCTTGAAATTCTCAGAGAACAACATTAAAAACATGTTTTCTGGTCAAGAAGGCGTTATTCAAAAACTAGATTCATGCTGTAACACCGAGATGTACTCTTCTATGTATGACGTGTTTAGTTGTATTGGAAATGAATCAGTACCCCAAGTAGCTCGTTTTCTTGTTAGATTTATGCAATTGAACGTGGTTGAATTAATCTATAAAAGTGGGGTTCCTATTCCTTTTGCTAAGGACTTTGCTAGAGACCAAGCAAAGAAACTTGAAAAAGGTGGCAATTGGTATTGTAGCCCAGAACCTACAGCTGATTGGGTAGATTGTACAGCTACTGCACCTGCAAAGGTTCTTGACATTCCAAAGTCTTTATTTAAAATTATCTGTCAAGGAAATGTTAGTTTCAATGAATATGTTTCAATGCACAGAGCTATAGAAAGAGCAGAAAAAACGGGTTTTGAGAAGGAACCTCGTAAGGAATGGAACAGGGAACTACGGATGTATATTGCACCAGAAGAAGATGAAGCTATTGTACAAAAAAGGAAGAAGTACAACGAGAAATGTTTAAAACGAAATAAACAGGGAATCATTCGAGCTTGTGGCGCATTGTACCATCTGTTTACCTTTGCTGTTGAGCTAGACAGTGAGTATGGAATTGAAAAAGCTAGTAGTTTAGCTTCCCATGAGTTTGAAGACATGTTATCTAGGGAAGTGGAACCTGACCGTGTAAACAACCTACAGAATAACTCAGCAGTTTGTATTGCTCTTTCTTTAGGCTTGGAATTGAACCGTGTTGCCAGATACATGTATTATCAACTACATGTAGAACAAGGATTTACTAATGGATATTATAACGCAACTTACCGTGACTACCTGCGTATGATGCGACAACTAGAAATTGCAGATAAAGGTAATTACCCTAAATCATTGAAAACAGTACATGATGTAGCTGAAATGAATACCAGAATGATTAAGGACAAAGAACTAGCAGATAACTTTGCGGAACAAACTAAGCGTTACCGAGAGTGGGAAGACGTTAAAGTTCGTGGTAGCAAGTATATTATGCGTGCACCTGAGAGTATAGACGACCTTGCCAAAGAAGGTTCTAGTCTAAGCCACTGTGTATTCAGTTATGCTCGTTCAGTAGCCCTAGGAGAAACTACGATTATGTTCTTACGTACTAAAGCTTCTCCAGATGATAGCTTGGTTACAGTTGAGATTAAGTACAGCCCTAGTCGAGAATGCTATAGAATTGTGCAAGCTCGTGGGCATTCCAACCGACCATTAACGACTGCGGAAAACGAGTTTTTAGAGAAATGGTGTAAAAAATCAGGAAATGTAGAGAGAAAATAGACTATTTTAAAATGAAAAAATACTACTAGTTAGTTTGTGTTCTTAAGTTAGCTAAAACGATTCATTTCAAATAACAATTTTCCACCTACAAATGTTTCATATATAATTCACAGAAAAAACACAAAAAACCCTACAGTTATGTGGGGTTTTCTTGCGTTTCATTTGTATCTGAAATTTAACAGTTATGTGTGCTATATTAACAGTAGAACCTAAGAAGGGCGGGCTTTATCCGTGTTCTTAGAATATAGACATGTTGAAGGAGTTTGTATTTGAAATGGCTAAAAAGGACTTAAATAACAGCTCAGTATTACTGAACTTATATCATAATAAACTATTGGTATCCAAGGTTGACGAAGCCCTAGACGAGGGTAAACCTTATGATTTTATTATTGCTTTTTGTAAAGAGAAATTTGACTTTGAAATCAGTAAACCCGCATTATCTCGTTATAAAGAAAAACGTAGAGAGGCAATCGAACAAGGTGTAGACCTTGAATCTCTACTTGACAAAAGACGAAAATCTGGTAAAGTTATAGACCTAAAGGGGAAAGAGGTTGAAACTCTACCAAACACGAACACGTCTTATGACCAAACATTTAACGCAGTAGAGCAAATTTATAATGACGTTGAAGTGTTAGACACTATCATTCAAAAAGGCTTTGCTAGCTTGAAAGAAGTCGATTATGTAGAAGCACCTCTTGCCATGAAAGCTATCGAGGTTAAAGCAAAGGTTACGGGTAATCAACTGCAAGGGTTAAGTCTAGTGGGATTGCGTGAACTAAGATTACGTCAGTCTGCTAAAGAACAAGCGATGACCGAAGTTATCTTACGTTTTATCCCAGAGGAACAACACGAAGAAGTTTACCAAGCAATTGAAGAAGCAGAAGCAGAGTTCTATGAAAACTTAGACCTAACAGCAGAAAATGAACGCATAACCAGTGCACTCGAACAAGCGGGCATGAACATTATCTAAGGGGGCTATTCAAATGGCAGAAAATCTAGTGGAAGTAGACTATAAAGGGCTGACTTTACAAGAAGCACTCCAAGCGCTACTAGACAAAAAAGTATTGTTAGTCAAAGGACTGGAACAAAGTCGGAATTTAGACGTATTGATACGTCTTTACACCGAAGGAGTTGTACCTGTTACTCAAATCAGCTATGATGTTGTTCCTGCTGATGGGCATTGGAGAGAAGAATACTGGCAGATATTTGATATATCTGTTAATGCACTAAGTACGTATCCGTGTTACGTGTACGATGCAGAAACGGCTAATAAAGCACCTAAGTTCCTGATTGGAACAACAGTTTATTACACCAGTAAGATGGATAACACTCGGGATTCAGCTATTGTTATTGGTTTGTACAAAGATGAAGAAGGTAACTGGCATTACAAATTAAGTAGAGACCAAGAAATTTATGCAGAGACAGAGCTTACAGCAGATAGGTTGTAAGCCTGTCTTTTTTTGTAATTAAAGTGTTGACAATAAACAATAAGCCTGATATACTCTAAGTATAGATTAAGAGAAGGAGAAATAAGCATGAAAAAACCTTATGAAATACCCAATTATTTGCTAAACATGTTGAAGAACTACAAGGACGGTATTAAATATGGTAGTCCGTCATTAGACGATTTTTTAGAAGAAAATTCAGACTACGAAGACTATGCTAACCTAATTAAAAAGCACGCAAAAAGTAATATAGATTTTAAAGCACTAGCAGGTAAATTTCTTATTGATGGTGATGTCACAGGTTACGATACAGAATTTGATGAACTATTGTTTTTGATAGACTCAATAAACCAACAAATAGCCAAATTTGTTACAGAAGCAAATGAGCTAGCTGTATCAGGAAATTACTTTGGTAAGCCTAGTCGAAGTGATAAGGTATCCCGTGTATTTCTACGAGTTAAACCGGGTAAATGTTTAGATAATATTGAAATCTATATTTATCCCAGTAGCTCACCATTTGCGGGCTTAGTTAGTGGAGTTGACTTCACCAATAAAGAAGGGTGCTCAACGGTTATTACACTTAAAGAGAAGCAGGGTTGCATAGATTTTAATGGGTTAACCACGCATAAGTTATACTCAGCCTCTTGTTTTAAGACTGTACAAGGTAAAGCTACAAAATACATGGAATCTAAACTTTTTAGCCCCGAGTTTCGAGATTTAATTAGTACATTAAATGATTCGTTGTATTTTATTTATCAGGGAGAAAAGAATCCAATGGATATTTTAATTAAATAGTTGACAGTACTAGTACAAGATGTTAACATGTTTATGTACAAGAAAACAAATCAAGGAGAGATGTACAGATGGAAGAAAAAAAGACTTATACTTTAGAGGAAATTAGAGAGGAAATTAGGGTGAAAGAGAGAGAAGCTAAAAAATTAGAAGAGTTGCTTGCAGAACTACCAGACGATGTCTTATGTAAGGAATATGATGCAATGACATACGACAGGTTTTATGCTTGGGGAAACGATTCTTGTAGACAAGTGCAGGAATTATTGAGTAAACATAAGTATAACTTGGACTCAATTCAATTGGTTCACGATGTATTCTATACACTGGAAAATTTGGTAGAAGGGGAAATAGCATACAGGGAAGATAAGTAATTGACAGTACTAGTACAAGATGTTAACATGTTTATGTACAAGAAAACAAATCAAGGAGAGATGTACAAATGAAACCATTCGAAGACATTCTTGATGTGTTGAACAAAGCACGTCAGGACAAAGACAAGGTAACACTTACTTTTATTGAAGGACTAGATAATATTGCTAAACTTCAAATTGAGGATTCTTCTGCTACAGCAGGAATCACTCGTTATGTAAAGTTCTACAACAATGACATCCGTAAGTTCCAGTACGTTGACCAAGCTGACTTTGAAGAAATGTATGCAGGCTTAGAAATGAAAACAAGTAAACCAAAAGAAGAAGCAATTGAGTTTCCTTCTGAGGAAGTAGGCATTTCTGAGGCAGTAGGCATTATCAGTGCTTTAACAATCTTGCAACAAAGTGGTGTCTTTAGTGATGAAGACGGAATGCGAACTCTAGAAATTAACACGTCTACATTGAAAGATGCTCACTATATCTTACGGTATATTGAGCCTGCAATTGACCTTTACTTCGAATCTTTGAATAAGGATATTGAAGAATTAGACCGTGTAGTGATTAACCAATCAGATGAACTTAAACAAAAAATCTGGGAAAGCTTTGTATTTAGCAAAGATAATCTAAGCAAAATGCTAGATGACTTTGAATTGGCAACTCTAGACACGTTTCCAAATGTACCGTCTAATTTAATTGTTGAGACTTGTTCAGAAGTGAAGAAAACTCTTGAAGGGTTATTGATTGAAGATGCGGAAGAAAATCCTATTGAGTGTCATGATTACCTTGTTCGTGGTTTCGTTGGTGCTATTATCCGTATTGAACAATTTATTATTTCTGTTGCAACATTACCTTACCGTAGAACAGAACTAGAACTTAGAGAATCAAGAAAAGCTTATATCAAAGAGCTTGCTTCAAATCTATTTATCTTTGCAGAAGCTATTGCTCAGGTGTATACTAGACTTGTATGCTCTGTCTTAATGGAAAATTCTATTGATATGCGCAATGCTTCTGAATATACCCAAGTTATGGAAACAAAAGCGGTTCACTGGGTAAAAGAAGAAGCATTAGGTGGAACTATGTTAGCTAACATTGAGGAAGACCTTGTTGAGTTATCCCAAGCTTTAAACTCTATGACACTAGATGACGTACGTGAAACCCGAGAAACCCCCGAGAAGGCTGAGTTTAAAGAAGCTTTAGAAGAATTGCTTAATGAGTTGATAGGTGCCTTTTCAGGAGACGAGGACGAAGAAGAAGTTGACGAAACAGGGGATGAAGACGAGGAAGAAGACAATGAGGCACTTTTCGAAACACCTATGGTAGACATGGATGACCTCCTTGGATACTTATTGTCAGGTAAACCTAAAGAAAAAGAAGAACCTGTAGAACTTTCAGATGATGCAAAAGCAGAGTTTGAGGAATACTTTGCAGATGAAATCTACGAGCTTCAAGAACTCCGTAAAAAGGTAGAAGATGCTTTAACCATGTACGATAAGGTTACCGGTGAACTAGCATTAAACGAGTTAGATTCAGTAGCTATGGGAAATATTCAATTAGCAATTTCAACGTTACGAAGAGCGCTAGATAACACAGAGCTTGACTACACTAAGAAAGGCTTACTTGAATCATTAGCTACTCTTAAAGGAGACAAACATACTTTTTATGTTGAATCCATTAGTGTTTTAGGAGATGCGTACGAGCTTTATAAAACACTTGGTGTAGGTATTACGGACTATGCACATGCAGTTGTTGAGGGCATTGAATGTTCTGTTGCGAATAAACGGGGTACAAACCCAGAAACACAATTTGTGTTGAGTACAGTTACCCGTTTAATCGAACGTGAAATCGAAGCCTTAGAGGATGCTGAAGAATACTCAGATTTACTAGCCTTTTCTCTAGCCCTTTCACTGACTGCTGTGTTAGCAGATTGGAATAATTCATTTGGTGTAGTAAATGTTGATGTAAATGACTTTATCCCTAAGAAACGACCTTCTGTTGTTGTCGAAGGAGACGAAGAGGATGAAGAAGAAACAACAGACCTAGCTAAAGAGTTAAAAGACTTAATTCGTGGAACAGCACTAGATGCTGATACACAATCAGCTAATGATATAGACGAAGAAGCCTTGATTGCTGACTACAAGAACGGTGTATCACAGAGAGAACTCACAAAATGTTATAATATAAGTACAGGGAAGTTCTACTCAATTCTACGTAGACACGGTATCGCAGTAGATAGCTCTAAAGTAGCTAAGAAAGTTGCGCATGTAGAAGAGAATCCAGAAGTACTTGAACGAGTTCTTAAAGATTATATTGAAGGTAAAACACTAGCATATATTTACTCAAATTACAATCTATATAAGAACGGCTTGTTCTATTTGCTAGACAAATACCAAGTTCCACGTAGAAACAAACGGTAACTTCCAAATACACTTAGGCAGTGGCTACTATGGTCACTGCCTTTAATAAGGAGAATATTTGTTGGAAGAGACGGTTTATAATTTTATACAAGGTTTAACTAACACACAGTTAGTTATACTAGAAGATATATTTGCTTTACTAGGACTAATCTTTATACTTATAGGAATACATCTTTTGGTAGAAGATACAGTTGAGTGGGTGAAACTAGTTAAAAATCCAAAAGTTTCCACGTTTGCAACAATACACATGTATTTTACTTTTTATCTACCGATGTTCATTTTCTTTTTGGTAGATGGTAGTACGGTTACTACTTTTGTTGTTTCATTACTGATGTTTGCTGTTGTGTATACATGGATTGTCTGGTTTCGGGTGGGTAGATACACAGAAAATTGGTCAGTAGTACGTCCATTTGTTACCTACATTAAAGCACAAGACCATGTGTGTACGTTAGTTATTGGTTCAATACTTTTAAGAACAGTACTATTTTTTATAAAGATTAGGATAGGTTAAGATAAGATAGGATTGGATAGGATGGAGGATAAGATAGATGAATGAAATAATGAGTTATGTTTGGTTGGGTGTGTTTATTGCTATACCTGTAATTGGCTTTATCTATGTATATAACTACAATAAAAAAAATCCACGTTGGTACCTTCGTAAAAGCTATTGGGCGCCACTAGTGCTAGACTTAGTTGTTTTTGGTGTTTGGGTGTTTATAGGTATAGGTACATTGGATGTTGGACATACAGAGACAATTGTTAAAACCTTTAACATTGAGCCACTTACTGTTTATAGCTCACCAGAAAATATTTATGCAAAGATAGGTAGCACGGATAACAGTTATGTTAACTTTGCAATTACAGGTAAGGGAACTCACTCTGCACCACTTGGTAACACTAGTATCCATTACGTTGAGTCCGAAGGTAGACCGAAAGTCACGGTTACTTACTACAAATTAGATTCCCCTTTCTCAGCATTTATGGGAATACAAGGGATGCTTGTAGATAGTAAAACCCGTATAGACATTCAAGTTCCTATAGGCGGAGTCGATGTTACAAATACAGGTAGCACCTTTGAAGAGCAATCAGTAAACGACTTACTCAAATAATTTCCTAAGTAGCAGGCTACAAAAAATCCTCTAAGTAGCAGGCTACAAAAAACCCTAAGTAGCAGGCTAGAGACATCTTTTATAGGTGTCTCTTTTTTTTGTTGACATCCCTATACAATCATGCTACGATATACATGTAGATAAGGGAAGCCAGAATAAATAAAAAATTTGAGCTTACCTATTGACATTAAACAATGCAGGCTGTACAATAGACTTGTAAGATAAAACAAAGGAGGAAATTACAATGGAAAAACAAAAACAAGTGATTACAAGAAAACAATACGAGGAAATTATGGCACGTTATGACAAGGTAAACTATGCTGTCATCGCAGGGTTCATTATCTTTGGTACAGTTATCTTTGGTTTCGGGGGATTTGTCTTTATGGCTGTTGTTGGTGCGTTTACGTTCCCACGTATGAAACAAGAAAGCATTAATTCACTAGAACAAGATTACATTGTTAGAGATGACATTCAACAGTAAGCTTAATTGTTGACTATGGAAATTACAGGTGTTAATATAATGGTACAAGGAGGACAAAGAAATGGCAGAAGCAAAAAAGAGCTATGCTGACATGACAGAGGAGGAAGCACAATATGCAATGGTACTGGGTGCTAGAATCGCTCATGCACGAGAAGGATTAGGTATTAGTCAAGGAGAACTAGGTAAGTTAGCAGGTTTCAATCAAACAACTATCTCTTTAATTGAGACAGGTAAACGGCTACCTAACTTAAAGACCCTTATCAGATTGAGCAAGATTCTTAAAAAAAGTTTGAAAATTACATTGGAATGAGGTAGAGAAAACAGGGGGAGATTTATTATGACAACGAAAGTAAAAGAAACAAAATCAAAAGTAAAGAATGGTGAACGTACACCGAAGGAATTTGTAGCAGGGATGAAACGTAGTAAGAAAGACTTGTCACAAACGCAAGTGGTAGCATCTCTAATGGAACAGTTTCCCGGAATTTCTCCAAAGGATATTCAAGATGCTACAAGTTATCGTCGTGGAACTATCTATACAATCCAAAGTCGTCTACGTAGTGCTCATCGTAAGGAACATACAAAGACCGCAGATACGCCACATATGGATAAAGTAGAGTCTATTAGTGAAACCATGAGTCCGGAAGCTATTGGTAAACAAGACCTATTCAATCGTTTAGCTGATGTATATTTAAAGAAGATTGAAGAAACCGAAGATGTTGAAGAAGCTAGCAAATACAATACGTTACTTATTCAAGTGATGGAAAGCTTAGATAAATGATAGTAGGATTCTATTTATATAATTTAAGAGCTCTGATTCTACCGTATATTTAACAGGAATGTGCGGTAGAATTTTATTTACATAAACCTATTGACATTAAACAATAGATAGGCTATTATATACATGTAAGATAAATACAGGGAGATGTTTAAATGCAAACAGCAACTAAAAATTTTGAAGTTATACGTAAGACAGATGATTTAATTTATTACCACTTTGCAAAGGAAAATAGTTACGCTATCAGTAAGGCAGATGATGGGGAAGTTAAGAAGTCTTACAGAGAAAAAGTAAAAAAGATTAAACATATCTATTGACAATAAACAATATAAGAGTTATACTATGTATGAAGATAAGGAAAGGGAGAGATGACAATGTTAAACTTTAACAAACATGTAACAGTAGAGGATATTATTAGAGATGGAGAATATGACGATGCAGTGGTAGAACATATTATTGCTGAACTAGAAACAAGTGACAAGAAGAAACTAGCTTTGTTCAAACAGTGGGTTGCAGACAAGAAGGAAGACGGAGACACGGAAGCTGTTGAACACTTTAAAGATATGACGGACAAAGAAGTATTAGTATATATGGACTTAGACGAGATTGTAGAGTACTATGAAGAAACAGGTCTTGCAGATTTTGCAGATAGTTTAGACATTGATTGGACAGGCTTACTAGAAAGTTTTGGAGTAGAATAGGGGGTTACAACGAGAATGCTTCAGAAGTAATAAGGGAAATAGTGGAGGAGGTTAAGATAGGTTCAGGAGTTAAAAAAACTTAGGATGCAAGGGGATATTAAATAGGATACAGGATGATAAGATAGGTTTAGGTTAAGATTAAGATAGGTTTAGGATAGGATGCACATTGGTTTGAAATAGGATGAAAGGGGATAGGATACAATGTTAAGTACAGCAGAATATGATACACTTAGAGACTACTTAGTAGCAGTAATTTATAACCAGATTAGTGAGGACGAGAGAGACACACAGAGCTTAGACATATGGAAAGAGGAGGTTGATAAGCTGACAGTAGACAATTGGAGAGAACGTTGCATGAATCTAGCAGACTTATTACATGTAGCTACTCCTGCTGAACTGGTAGATGTGTACACAGGCTACACAGAAGAGCTAAACGAAATACTTAGAGATTACACAGATGAGCTACGTGCAGGAGCTACATTCAATAAGGTAGCTGACGAGCGCTCAGGGTGGATGTGGGAAGATTGGGACCCATTAGTACTAGAAGAACACAATCGTGGTTTGGTGGCTCGTTTGGGGCTTCTAATCGTTGCTGAACAACTTGCCACTCAATTAGAGCAAGGGATGTTTACAATACCATATGATGATTAAGTAACAGGCTAGCCTAAGTAACGGGCTAGCTTTTTTCTTCTAAGTAGCAGGTTAGCTAAAATTCCCTAAGTAGCGGGCTACAATAAAAAACCCTAAGTAGCGGGCTACAAAAATCCTCTAAGTAGCGGGCTACAAAAATCCTCTAAGTAGCGGGCTACAAAAATCCTCTAAGTAGCGGGCTACAAACAGCTTATAAAGTTCCGAAGCGTGGCATCCGACCGCCAGACCTGCCACCTTTGCCCGTTCGATATGCCACCACTTAAACCCGTTTTTTCCTTATATATAGAAAAAAAAGTTTTTCATCTTTTTTAGTGTTTTATATTGACATTAATAAATTAGCATGATAGTATAAAGACATAGAAAAAAAGGAGCTAACAAAAAAATAAATAAAAAAATCTGAAAAAAGTTATTGACAAAAAGAGATAGACATGATATTATAAGCATGTAAGATAAATAAAAGAAAGAGGGACTAAAAATGGAAAAACAAATTATCGTAAACTTTTTGAAAGAGATTGAAAAAAATATTAAAATGGTAAACAGAGGCTTGAAAGCTGAAAATGAGGCATACAGCGAACTTGTCGGAATGTATGACGGCATTAAATTAGCAATGAAAACAATCAATCCCGACAACGTAAACATGGACCTGCATTACACATGTAAAACACTTGACAACTTATTTTTAGGAACAAACGAGCAAAAAGAAAACGCCTTAAAAGCTTTGGAAAATGCTTTACTAATTACAGAAAACTAACATATAAAACGGCGGGACACGTTCCCGCCTTACATAAAAAAAATAAAAAATTTTTATGTTTATCTATTGACAAAAAGAAATAAACTTGATAATATAAAGACATAGAAAGAGAGGGGAAAACATGAAAAAAGTAAAAGCCTTTTTTATCGCAAGAAGAGAAAAGCAAGAAGTAAAAGAGATTTTACAGACAAGAAACAAGGCAATAAACGAGCTTAAAAATTTAAATAAAAAACTTATACAAAACTATTGACAAAAAGAAATGGACATGATATTCTATACATGTAAGATACAACAAGGAGGAAAAAGGAACATGCAAAAGAAACTATACAAGAAAAGAGATTTTTATAAAAAGTTGGCTGCCTTTGCTGTTATGTTTTTACTAGGTTCGGTTATTACAACAGTATTTTCGTTTACGGTGTCACTTATTATCGGACTAACTTTGTTCGTTTTTGCTTTTATGATTTTCGATGATTTAGATTATACAGTAAAAAATAAATAAAATTTTTTATGCAAAGTTATTGACAAAAAGAAATAGATATGCTATTCTATACACGTAAGATAACGAAAGGAATGATAAAAATGGAAAAACAATTCAATCAAAAACATTTATTAGAGGCTACAGAACGGGGAAGTGAGGGCTATTTAGATACTACACAAATCAATCAAGAACAATCTTATTATATCCAATCAAAACCAACTGTTTACGGCGGTTGCTACGTGTATCAATATGTAACAATGAACGATGGAACAGTTTACGAGCTTTACAGCATGACTACAAGCACTAGGGGAATTGTAGCAAATACATGCAAAGCGAAAGACGTGCTACAAAGAGAAGTAAAACAATATAGAGACAACGCTATCCAATACTAACATATAAAACGGCGGGAACATGTTCCCGCCTTACATAAAAAAATTAAAAATTTTTATGTTTATCTATTGACAAAAAGAGATATAGATGATAATATAAAGACATAGAAAGGGATTGACAAAAATAAAAATGATTATTGCAGAAAATGAAAAATATTTGTTGAGACGTCCGTTAAATTGTTGGGATATGAATTAAACAGTTGGAAAACGTTAGAATAATAAAAAAAGAGGGGTTAAAAAAATGAGTAAAAAAGCAAAGGTAAAAAACTATCTAAGGAAAAATGTAGATTTTACAGGTTTTAAAGCAGAGGTAAAAAATTCATGGTTAGCAAGCCGACCAATTTCAGAATTAAGATACAACGGTTTGACAAGTAAGTATTTTTATGAAAAAAGTAAAAAAGCAGTAAAGCTTGCGGGCTATAAATATCCGGAGAGTGACCGAACTTGGTCAACTGTTAACGACGTAATAGCGGAACTAATTACAGAAACATTTTAGGGAGGAACTAAAAAATGACAAATAAAGAATTTAATACGCAATTAGCACTAGAAAGCATTACACGTTATAAGGACATGAACGAGTACAAACAAGACTATGAAACACTAGAAGAGGCGCAAGCGGATTTTGACGAAAAGCTGGAAAATGGTTACATTCAAAACATTACACTATCAACCTATAATGGGGCTACACAAAAAAGCACGTTTTTCGAGTTAACAGACGAAAACATTTTAGAAGCTATTTTTAACGACTTACATTTTGGGGAATTATACACTATTTTGGAAGAAACAGAAGAAAACAGCGAAAACATGACTAAATGGGACTATATACGAGTATACACCGCACTATATAACGTGTTCACTATTGGCGGGCTTGTATACGTAGAAAGCGATTAGGGGGGACGGTGTGATAAGATGAAACCGAGCAAAAAACTGGAATTTTTAAAACGGGCTAGAATGGAAAAGCTAGCCCGTGAGACAATCAAGAAGCCTATTGAATTTATTTACAACGGCAACTACACACAAGAGGAAATGCACTACTTCATGGAAGAAAGGAAACGATTGAAAGGAATTAAAAAACGAGAATAAAAAAAAAAGTTGACAAATAAAAACATACATGGTAACATATACATGTAAACAAAGGAAACACTTATTCAGACGAACTCAAAAAAAAGAGTATAAAAATTTTAGCCAAAACTGTTGACATT